GGACCTCAAGGAGCAAAAGGAAATAATGGTTCAAATGGAGCCAGAGGATTCCAAGGAGACAAAGGAATTAAAGGAACAACAGGTATTAACGGACCCGTAGGAGACAGAGGTTTTCAAGGAAATCAAGGAACTCAAGGAGACGCTGGTATTAATAAAGTAATAGGAACACAAGGATCTACTGGAGCAACAGGTTATCAAGGATCTACTGGAGCCGATGGTATCATTGGTGAAAGAGGTTTTAAAGGATCACAGGGAGCTAAAGGTTTAAAAGGATCAACTGGAGCACAGGGTAACACTGGTCCAAGAGGTTTTCAAGGAAACCAAGGTGTTATTGGAAATGTTGGTCTTAAAGGAGATCAAGGTTTCAAAGGAGATCAAGGAGCTAAAGGTTTAAAAGGATCAACTGGAGCACAGGGTAACACTGGTCCAAGAGGTTTTCAAGGAAACCAAGGTGTTATTGGAAATGTTGGTCTTAAAGGAGATCAAGGTTTCAAAGGAGATCAAGGAGCTAAAGGTTTAACAGGACCTCTTGGAGCACAAGGAGCAAAAGGTTATACAGGACCTCAAGGAGCAACTGGAGATAAAGGAGCAACTGGAGCAACTGGAGTTCAAGGAAACACTGGAATAATAGGAGCACAGGGATCTGTTGGAGCAGTTGGACCACAAGGTTCAAAAGGAGTTCAAGGAGATGCTGGTGAAAGAGGACATCAAGGATCTAGCGGACCAAGAGGATTCCAAGGAGCTAAAGGTACTACTGGTGCAAAAGGATATACTGGAGTAACAGGAGCACAGGGTAATCAAGGAGCAACTGGAGACAGAGGATTCCAGGGAGATACTGGATATATCGCACCAAGTGCAATTAAAGGAGATAAAGGATTTATTGGAGTTCAAGGAAATACCGGAGCAATTGGTGATTTAGGACCAACTGGAAAGATTGGATTTCAAGGAAATACTGGAGCACAGGGAACTGCTGCACCAAGAGGATTCCAAGGAAATCAAGGAGTTAGAGGAGCACAAGGTCTTAAAGGATCTACTGCAGCAACTGGAGACAGAGGATTCCAAGGAATTAAAGGTAATCAAGGAGCAACCGGAGCTACTGGTAATAAAGGTTTTCAAGGAGCAACCGGAAGTACTGGAACTATTAGAGGACCTCAAGGAAATACTGGACCTCAAGGAGCTCAGGGAACAATTGGTGTTCAAGGAGCAAAAGGAGTTCAGGGAATAACTGGACCAAAGGGTAATCAAGGAGCAACTGGAGCAAAAGGAATTAAAGGACCTCAAGGAGCAACTGGACCAAAAGGATATATCGGATATATCGGACCTAAAGGAGCAACTGGACCTACTGGAGATCTTGGACCACAAGGAATTAGAGGAGCACAAGGAGCAAAAGGAGATACAGGTTTTAAAGGATCTACTGGACCAAGAGGACCACAAGGAGCTACTGGTGATAAAGGAATAACTGGACCACAGGGAACTGCGGCTGCAAGAGGAACTCAAGGAGTACAGGGTTATAAAGGACTAACTGGACCACAAGGTTATAGTGGTGCGCCAGGTCACAGAGGATTCCAAGGAGCAACAGGACCAAAAGGATATACAGGACCAACAGGGCCACAGGGAGTAAGAGGACCACAAGGTTCAACCGGACTTAAAGGTTTTATTGGACCTGCAGGTACTGTAAGAGGAGCTCAAGGAACCCAGGGAGCTCAAGGAGTTCAAGGATATACAGGACCTCAAGGAGTACAAGGTGCAAACGGAAACGTTGGAGCACGTGGAGCACAAGGTTATGTAGGACTTAATGGTGGTGCAGGACCAAGAGGACCTCAAGGTTTAAAAGGAGCAACAGGAGCACAAGGAACACAAGGAGCAAAAGGAGCTTCCGCAACATCAGGACCTCAAGGTTATCAAGGCGCTGGAGGACAGCCTGCACCTGCAAGAGGACCACAAGGTTATCAAGGAGTCCAGGGTGGATCTGGTACCGGAGCAAGAGGACCACAGGGTTATCAAGGTAATAATGCAACCGGAGGATTTAGCGGTCAAATATTTCATACGCGTGGAGTACGTACTATCCAAAACGGTGTAAATATTGGATAACAATATAAAACAAATAAAAATATAAAAATAATAACATGGCAAAATTTATCTTAGGTACTACGTTAGACGGTAATCTCGTATTACACAGTGGTAACCTTAATAGCACGAATTTTCCTCAGCTTATTGGACCGAACGGTGAATTGGGATCTCAAGGATCCCAAGGATCTGTTGGATCCGACGGTAGTGTCGGTCATCAAGGTGATACAGGTAATCAAGGTTTCGTTGGAACTGGGGGTTATCAAGGTAGTCAAGGTGATCAAGGATCTACTGGTAGTAAAGGTAATCAAGGATCTACTGGTCTTCAAGGTTTTACCGGAGCTACTGGAATTAGAGGAGAAAAAGGAATAACAGGTATATTAGGTCCTAATGGTTCTAATGGTTATCAAGGACAAGTCGGCGATCAAGGTTCTATTGGACTTCAAGGATTCCAAGGTTTTACTGGAGCACAGGGTGTAAAAGGAATTAACGGAGAAAGAGGTTTTCAAGGAAGTCAAGGTTCTGTCGGTATTAAAGGTACACAAGGTACACAAGGAGATACTGGAGAAAGAGGATTCCAAGGAGCAAAAGGAGCAACATCAGTTAAAGGAAATAAAGGATCACAAGGTTCAACCGGTTTAAAAGGATTTACCGGAGTTGATGGAGCACAGGGATCTAAAGGATCTACCGGTTTTGAAGGATTACCTGGAACTAATGGAGTTAAAGGATCTCAGGGAGCTAAAGGTTCAACAGGACAAAAAGGATTTAAAGGAGCAACTGCTTCGGATTCTTTACCAGGAGATCCTGGTGAAAGAGGATTTCAAGGTCTTTTAGGAGATAAAGGAAGTACTGGATCTCAAGGAGCGCAAGGATCTACTGGAGCAACAGGTTATCAAGGAGATACTGGAGCTACAGGTTCTACTGGGTATGTTGGTATTACAGGATCTAACGGACTTAAAGGAGATACTGGAGCTAAAGGAAATCAAGGAGCTAAAGGTAATATTGGAGCAACTGGTTATCAAGGAGCAACAGGAGCTACAGGTTCTACTGGGTATGTTGGTATTACAGGATCTAACGGACTTAAAGGAGATACTGGAGCTAAAGGAAATCAAGGAGCTAAAGGTAATATTGGAGCAACTGGTTATCAAGGATTAACTGGCGGAGCTGGTGGAAGAGGACCACAAGGAGTTACGGGACCAAAGGGATTCCAAGGAGTTACTGGAGCACAGGGTGCTAAAGGATCTACAGGATTTACCGGTTTCAAAGGAGATACTGGTTATATAGGAATTGTTGGTTCAACAGGATTTGAAGGAGTAAAAGGAAATCAAGGAGCACAGGGATCAACTGGACCCCAGGGTGTTATCGGAAATCAAGGTTCACTTGGTGAAAGAGGATTCCAGGGAGCAATAGGAGCTAAAGGAGCTACTGGTAATAAAGGTTCTCAAGGAGCAAAAGGAGCTCAGGGACCTCAGGGATCTCAAAGACCTAAAGGAGCACAAGGAGCACAAGGAGCAAAAGGAGCTACTGGTTTTAAAGGATTAACAGGAGTACAAGGAGCACAAGGAGCAAAAGGAGCTACTGGTTTTAAAGGATTAACAGGAACAACATCTGCGGTTGGTAACACCGGTCCTCAAGGGCCAACGGGACCTCAAGGATTTACTAATGTAAAAGGAGCACAAGGAGCACAGGGAGCTAAAGGTTCAACAGGACCTACTGGATTTACAGGAGCACAGGGTGCAACCGGACCAAAAGGATATACTGGACTTGTTGGAGCTAAAGGAGCAACTGGAGGAACTGGAGCCGTTGGAAATCAAGGACCAACGGGACCAACTGGTTATCCTGGAGTTAACGGTTCACAAGGAGGAACTGGAGCAACAGGTTATACTGGATTTATTGGTAAAACAGGAGTTAACGGATCACAAGGAAATCAAGGAGCACAGGGAGTAACTGGATATACTGGATTAAAAGGAGCAACTGGATTAACAGGAGCACAGGGAAATACTGGAGCTAAAGGAAATCAAGGAGCACAGGGATCAACTGGAGCACAAGGAGTAACTGGAGCAAAAGGTTATACTGGATTTATTGGTAATAAAGGACTTACTGGAACTACTTCGGCAGTGGGAGATAGAGGAACACAAGGAGCCACTGGAAACAAAGGAATATCAGGATTCCAAGGTGCACAAGGAGCCACTGGTAATACAGGACCAAGAGGATATCAAGGAGGATCCGGATCCGCCGGAGGTGGAGGTTATAAAGGACCAACTGGTCCACAGGGATCACAAGGAAATACGGGACCACAGGGAGCTACAGGTTCAACAGGACCAACGGGGTCAAGAGGACCACAAGGTAATAATGGACCAACAGGATATAAAGGACCAAACGGAGTTCAAGGAGCAAGAGGACCTCAAGGATATACAGGAATACCAGGAGCCCAGGGTGCAACAGGAGCACAAGGAAATCAGATAGTAGGATCAGTCGGATATCAAGGAGCAAATGGATCAACAGGACCAAGAGGATTCCAAGGATCTGGCGGAGGAGCTGGAACAGCAGGAGCAAGAGGATTAACTGGAAGTATGGGACCAGTCGGATATGGACCAACAGGACCAAGAGGACCACAAGGTTATCATGGAAGTGGATCTATAGGTAATGGTTTTAACGGATTTTTCACAGACGATAATGGAACAGGCTATATTGTTTCAAACGGATTTATCCAATAACCAATAAGTTAATTATATATAAAAAAAGAATAAAAATAACATGGCAAAATTAAATACAGGATCACTTGTAGGGGGAGAAACTCCCTTACATACTGGTAACTTTGATGCTAATAACTATCCTGAATTGAAAGGAGACCAGGGAGACCAAGGTATTGTTGGAGCTCAAGGTTTTCAAGGAGATCAAGGTTTTCAAGGTATTGTTGGAGCTCAAGGTTTTCAAGGAGATAGAGGTTTTCAAGGAGATAAAGGAGTTCAAGGATCTGCAGGTTTAGAACCTGTTGGAGATACTGGTTTCAGAGGTTTTCAAGGAGACAGTCCACAAGGACATCAAGGTTATGAAGGTAATATAGGTTTTCAAGGAGATCGAGGTTTTCAAGGAAATAAAGGTACTGCTGATCAAGGTTTTAGAGGATTCCAAGGAACAATTGGAGATTCACCAGAAGGACCAGAAGGTTTTAGAGGAAATCAAGGAACAGATGGAGATGCAGGTAAAATAACTAATGGTCTTAAAGGAATAAAAGGAGATCAAGGTTCAACTGGATCACAGGGTAATGTAATTACAGCTTACGTTGGTGATATTGGACCTGATGGACCAAGAGGGTTTCAGGGAGATCAATTAACAGGAGCAACTGGTTTCAGAGGTTTTCAAGGAGATCAAGGTACTACGGGTTTAAATCCAGGTGGAGCAACTGGTTTTGTTGGACATGTAGGATTTCAAGGTTCTGCAGGTACAAATCAAAAAGGACATAAAGGTTCACAGGGTGCTACCGGACTAAAAGGAGCACAGGGTTCAACTCAAACTGCACAAGTAGGACAAACTGGAGACAGAGGTTTTCAAGGAAATGTTGGTGATTCACCAAAAGGTTTCCAAGGAGCTGAAGGTCATCCTGGTTTTAAAGGAGCACAAGGAGCAAATCCAGTTGGAGACAAAGGATTAAACGGAGATAGAGGTTTTCAAGGAGACGTTGGAAATAGTCCAAAAGGTTTTCAAGGAGCTGAAGGTTATCCTGGTTTTAAAGGAGCACAAGGAGCAAATCCAGTTGGAGACAAAGGATTAAACGGAGAAAGAGGTTTTCAAGGAAATACTGGAAGTACGCCAGCTGCTCAAACAGGAGATCCTGGACCAAGAGGTTTTCAAGGAGCTATTGGTAATTCACCAACAGGACCAAGAGGGTTTCAAGGAGTACAGGGTATTAGAGGATCTCAAGGAAGTACTAATAGAGGATTCCAAGGAGATAAAGGAGTAAACGGACCAACAGGATATACAGGACCAAGTCCAAAGGGATATACTGGTCTTAAAGGATCTCAAGGAGCACAGGGTAATATCGGAGCAAGTCCAAAAGGACACATAGGACCAAACGGACCAACAGGATATACAGGACCAACAGGACCTGCATATGACGCAATTATCGGTGATCCTGGAAATACGGGACCAAGAGGTTTCCAAGGAGCTAGACCAACTTCGCCAACTGGACCAACAGGACCAAGAGGTTTCCAAGGATTAAAAGGAGCAATGCCAAAGGGGTATATTGGATTTATTGGAGCAACTGGTTATAGAGGAGTTCAAGGATCTTCACCAACAGGAGCAACCGGTTACACAGGAATTAATGGAGAAAGAGGTTTCCAAGGAGCAAATCCAACAGGATTTAGAGGAGTTCAAGGAGCTCAAGGAGTTCAAGGATATACAGGAGCTCAGCCAAAAGGATTTATTGGAGTAACAGGACCAAGAGGATTCCAAGGAAATAAAGGAGCACAGCCCGGAGGATCAAGAGGACCACAAGGAGCACAAGGTACTCAAGGAGATAAAGGAGCACAACCAACCGGAAGCACTGGACCAAGAGGACCACAGGGAACTCAAGGTGTACGTCCAACCTCATATAAAGGAGTTACAGGTTATAAAGGACTAAATGGTAACACCGGACCGATTGGAGATTCTCCAACTGGACATAGAGGACCACAAGGAGCCCAAGGAAATCAGGGTGCTAAAGGAGCAATGCCTAAGGGGTATATTGGATTTATTGGTGTTCAGGGAGATCAAGGTCTTAAAGGATCACAACCAGGAGGAGCAAAAGGATATACTGGACCTCAAGGAGCACAAGGTAATACTGGAGCAAGTCCAAAAGGAGTTCAAGGATATGTCGGGCCACAGGGTTTAAAAGGAACCACTGGATCTACTATTACAGGCTATACAGGATTTAAAGGACTTACCGGCTATAAAGGACCAACTGGAACAGTTCGAGGATTCCAAGGAACTACTGGTAGTAGTCTAGGAGTTGGATATAGAGGACCACAAGGAGCACGGCTAGTAGGACCAACAGGTTATAAAGGACTAAATGGTAGCACCGGACCAAGAGGGCCACAGGGTCTTAAGGGTAATAATGGTTCTCAAGGAGCTAAAGGAGCTCCAGGAGCTAAAGGTACCAATGGAGCACAAGGTTATAAAGGATTTACTGGAAATACGGGCCAACTTGGTCCTGCGGGAGTAAAGGGTCCTCGAGGATCTCAAGGAACTAACGGACCAACTAGTGGGATTAGTGAAACCATTTACTTTAGTACGGGACACAATGTCACATTCGTTAATGGATTAGTTACGCAAACCGGAGGCGCTGGTGGAGGCCTCAAAGGGCAAATATAATCAACTCACATACTTAATATTAAAAAAGGATCCCATTGGGATCCTTTTTTTTGTAATATATAAACAAATCAAACATTTAATGTATAATTATTAAAATTTAAAGTAATGCACGAAACTAATTTAAACAATGTAAAATTAAACATTGATTCTATTAAAAAAGGCACCGATGGATATTGGTACGCAAGAGGATGGGTAGGTTCAATAACTAAAGATACTATAGTAACTGACGTTCTATTAGATGGAAAATCCTTGAATATTGAATGGGAAAAAAGGCCAGATGTTTTTTCTTTTTATAAAGGAACAATTCCGGAAAATGTAGGATTTAATATAATGATTCTACACGAAGATATTACGAAAAAACTATGGATTAGTTTAAATAATGCAGCGCCAGTTGAACTTATTTCTTTAGCAAAATGGCCAGCTTCTTCATCTGGATTTAATAAAACAGATAAAGACGTTATTGTTGTTGATAATTTCTATGCAGATCCTGATTTAGTCAGAGAATATGCTATGAATAATTTAGAGTTTTTACCGTCTAAATATCACAAAGGACAAAGATCTCAATCTAGATATATTATAGATGGCACTAAGGAAAAACTTGAAGAAGTATTAGGTAGAAAAATAACAAACTGGAACAATGGTGGATACGCTAATGGTGTATTTCAATTCTGTACAGCAGATCAACCTATAGTATACCATGTAGATAGTCAAATGTATGCTGCAATGGTTTACTTAACCCCAGACGCACCTCCACAAACAGGAACTGCAATGTATCGAAGTAAAGTTACAGGAATTTCATCGTTTCCGGGTCAAGAATCTAGAATGGGAGATGAATACGTAGATACATTCAGAGGTACTAATAAAGAAATGAACTTCTACGATGGAACTCAATTTGAAAAGATTGATGATATTGGAAACGTATATAATAGACTAGTAATATTTAACTCATCGCAATTACACGCAGCAACTGAATACTTTGGAGATGCAATTGATAATGCAAGATTTTTCCACATGTTCTTTTTTGACATTGAACAATAAAACCACATTAAATGAAAATTAACGTAATCACAAGATGTACTAGAACATCTAATTTATTAAAAATACAACCAACTGTATTCGATACTTCTAAAACAAGAGGAGTAGAGGTACATTGGCACATTATGTTTGACACAGGTGCTCTGAAGGATATTGATGCGAATCTATTATCTATTTTAGATCAGTCAAATACAACAATACATTTTATTAAAGGACAACATGGCGGGATGATGTACCCTGAAACAACCAGTCTAATAAGGAGCTTAGATCATTCGTGGTTTTATTTATTAGATGACGACAATATAATGCATCCTGAATTTTATCAAAGAGTCGAGGATTTCGTAATGCTACCTGTAAATTCTGAAAAGAAAATCATAATGGTTGGACAAGCAGTTGATGGTAAAGATTTTACCGGATTAAAATACAGAGAATCTACTCCAGAATCTACTGGTTTCAGAAAAACAGACATAGCTCAAATATTATTTAGATCAGAGCTTTTTGAAAAATATGGTTTCACAGCAGATTATGCAGCAGATGGTTACTTTATCGAAGAAGTATATAAGAACCACCCAGATACATTCGTTTGGATTAATGAAATTCTTTCATATTACAATGAATTAGAAAAAGTGTCAACACCTAAACTACCTAGGATTTTATATATAGGACCTGGAGAACCAGTAATGAAAACTACTAAAATACTTGATTACGAGGATGACAACTTAGAGGTTAAATATGCAAAGGATGATACTGATATTAGAAAAAAAATATCCAGTTTTAAACCAGATGCAATAGTAACTCGAGGAAAGAGTTCTTCTGATTTTAGATATCTATCAAAACTACCTCTTCAATTTAGGAGAAAATGGATCAATATAGATAATGATAATGATTTAAAAAATGTAGGAGATATTGCGTATAATGTTTCTGAAAATGCAATGTTAGATCCGACAAATATGGACGATCATAGCATGATATCTTTTACAACTCCAATATATAACACAGGTGAAAAGTTAATAAACACATATAACTCAGTCGCTGCTCAAACGTATGACAACTGGGAATGGGTATTAATGAACGATTCAACTGATGGTGGTAAAACACTTAAGATTGCCGAGCAGATTGCAGCAAATGACCCTAGAGTTAAGCTATACGATTTTAGAGAAAAATCAGGTGGGATTATCGGAGAGGTCAAGTGGAGAGCAAACGCAATGGCTAGAGGATATATTATCGCAGAACTAGATCACGATGATTTACTCGCAGTAACATGCGCACAGGATTTACATAACGCCGCACAAAAACACCCTGAATGCGGATTCTTTTACGGTGATACTGCAGAAGTAAATGAACAATGGGAAAATCAAAAATACGGTCCTGGTTTTGCATTAGGATATGGTAATTATAGAGAAGAAGAATATCAAGGTAGAATGCTAAGTCCTGCAAATCAACAGAATATTAATCCAAAAACAATTAGACACATTGTTGGAGTTCCTAATCACATTAGAGCGTGGAGAAGATCTACATACTTTGCAATCGGAGGACATAATAGAAGTTTAACAGTTGTTGATGATTACGAATTAATTATTAGAACATTCTTAAACACTATCATGTGTAAGATACCTAAGTTAAGCTATATTCAATTTTTATATAGTAATCAAGGTCATAGAAATACACATGATCTATCTAGAGCAGATATACAAAGAAGAACACGTACAATCGCTTCAAGATATAATGAAAGAATTAAAGAAAGATTTGAAGAATTAGGTCAGCATGATTGGGCATATGAAGAGGATCCACAATGGCCTATTAACGCAAGATCTAGATTTGGTGAAGAAGAAGGTGCAGTAAATATAACATATAGAGAAGATGAATAATTTTACATTTGAACCAAAACAAAACGAAGCTCAACAGTATTACTGGTTTGATCAAGGATTTTCAGCTGAAGAATTAAGAAGTATTGAGCAAGGGGTTGCTAATATTGAATACGTTCGAGCAGAAACTCAAGGTGGAGAAACAGAAGACAGAAAATCTAATATTAAATGGATTCCACAGAGCGAAGAATGGGCATGGCTTTATGAAAAATTAATTGCCATGGCAACTGAAGCAAATCAAACCCTATGGAATTTCGATTTACATACTGCTCCTGAGCTAATTCAATATACTGAATATGAAGCGTCTGAGTTTGGTAAATATGATTGGCACCAAGACGTTGGAGATAAGAATTTATCTATTAGAAAGGTATCTATTACTGTTCAATTGTCTGATAGTAATGAATACGAAGGTGGAGATTTATGCTTTTGGCTAGGTGGAGAATCTCTAGATACAAATGTATTGACCGCTCCTCGAGGAAAAGGAAATGTAGTCTTATTTCCAAGTTATATGTTACACTCAGTTAAACCCGTAACTAAAGGTACTAGAAAATCTTTTGTCTTATGGCTAGGAGGAGGACATTACAAATAATTAAGCTATGGCATATCCAAACATGAACTGCATGCATATCACATTATACGTCCACCATATGGAGGTAGATGCTCTATTTGATTTTATTAATAAGAGAACAGATAAGCTACCGGAATATTGGATTAATCCTAAAGACCTTCCAGAAACTATTTCTGGAGGGTTCCTAGAGATAAACGTCAACTATGAGGTATATACAATGATTAGGGAGGTTAGGGAACATTCTAGTTGGATGGAACTATAAACTTTTTTAGATTTCCATATATAATAAGTATATGGCAAAGAAAAAAATACAAAGAAGCATTACAGTAAAATCTCCTAAAATAGGAGAGAAATACTACTTTAGTTTTGCAGGTTCTGTTTTACACGGAACATTCTACGCAGAATCTAAAAGTCTATCAAAACACTATGGTGAAAAATTCTGTTCATTTATTACAACAGATGGCACCAAATATCCTGTAAGCATTCGACAAATAGCATTAACCCGTAACGAATTAATAAGAAATGTATAGTCAATCTGAGTTAAAAGAAATGTTATTCTTAGATATTGAGACAACTGCTCAATACGAAACATTAGAAGATTTAAAAAAGTTTGGTAAAGGTCTATATGATTTATGGCTCCAAAAGGCAGAACAGATTAAATCATATGAAAAAGAAAAAGCTGATTTGAGCGATGAAGATTTTTATCAGTCAAACGCATCACTACATCCAGAATTCGGAAAGATAGTTACAATATCAATTGGTCAAATTCAGTTTGACGAAATTGGAATGCCAATACAATCTAAGATTAAATCTTTTTATGGAGATGATGAACATACATTACTATCTGAATTTAACCAAATTTTAATTGCAGTCTTTAACAAAAATCAAAACGTAAAACTAACAGGGCATAACATTAAAAAGTTCGATGCTCCTTGGATTATTAAAAGGTGTTTGATAAACGGAATTATGCCTACGACTAAATTACACCTACACAAACAAAAGCCGTGGGAAAACTGCCTATTAGATACTTTAGAGGTTTGGAAATTTGGAGGATATAATGGAGCATCTCTTGGAATTTTATGTAATGTTCTTGGAATCCCAACGCCTAAAGATGATATCTCAGGATCAGACGTTAATAGAGTATATTGGCAAGGAGGATTGGAAAGAATTAAAGACTACTGTGAAAAAGATGTTCTTGCAACTATGAATATCTTATTGAAAATATCTAGCATGCCAATTATTTAAAAATAATTGAAAGTTTTTTCACCAGGATTTTTTTATATCAAATAAAAGGTTTATATTTACTTATAACAAATAAACAAACACTATGGATAATTTTGAATTTGAACCGGAATTTAACGAAGAAGGTGGAATTGAAATCCAGGATCAAGAGCATCTGGATAACCTCAAGGACCGCCTTGCACGTGCAAACTATGAAGCTATAGTTAAACATGGAATCGATAAGGATAAAACACGGGATCCTGATATGATCAGGCACATTATAGAAGAGACCATGTTTTACTTTGAAGAGATTGAAGAGTATGAAAAGTGTGCAAATCTTAAAAGAGAGATTGAATTATTTAAGTAAGATATATAATACACTATGACTGAACAGCAAGTAGAAAGAATAGCAATAGCTTTAGAAAAGATCGCTAAATTAATGGAAAACTCTGAAAAGAGAGAAGTTAATTTAAAAAGAAATGAAATTAAAGAAGCTAAAAAAGCTACAAAAAATCAAAAGCCAAACCCTCTTAAAGAATCCAAGTAATGGACTACTACGAGGTTCTTGGTTTAAAATCTGACGCAAACCAGTCAGACATTAAGAAGGCATATAGAAACCTTGTTAAAGTACACCACCCTGATATTGGAGGATCTGAAGAGCGATTTAAAAATATCTCACAGGCATATGAGACTTTAAGTGATTCTACCAAGAAAAAGGAGTATGATCTTAAAAATACTTTCAGGTCAGGTAACTTCGATAATTTCTACAATCAATTCGGAGGAGACTTTTCTAATATGTTTGATAATGCGTTTAATCAAAGCGCTAAAGGATCTGATATCACGATTAGACTTGGTATAACATTAGAGGAAGTATATCACGGAACTACCAAGAGAATCGATACCGGGCAATCTACATTTAAAGTCAATATACCTAAAGGAATTCACGAAGGTGCTAAACTTAAATTAAAAGGAAAAGGCATGCCGCACCCGGTCAATTCATCTGCTCCAAATGGAGATGTTATATTGATAATGAATATTATGCCAGATTCTGAAATGATCGTAACCAATGGAGATATTTGGATAGATTATACTTTACCATTTTATGATATTTTACTAGGTGGAGAATTTAAAGTCACCACTAAAGTTAATAGTGTTAAGGTAAAAGTACCTAGTAATTCTAATGACGGTAAAGTTTTGAGAATTATGGGCATGGGATTTCCGATATATAATACAAATCAGTATGGTAACTTAATGATTAAATTAAGAACATCTAATATTGAACTAACAGAAGAACAGTTAGAGCACGTTAAACAAATTAAAAAATTAAGCAATGCATGATTTAGGAGATACTCCCGAAAAAAATGATTCAAATAGAATTGAAATCCTTAAAGAAGATTCAAAGGAAACAATGATGAACATGATTTATAATGCAGTTGTTAATGGAGAAGAAAAAGCTCTTAAGAGCGAAACAGATCCTGAAGAAAAAGTAAATGCACTTAACAATATTTTAAACTTTTTCATAGGATTAGAAGAATATGAGAAATGCTCTAATATTAAAAAAATTATCGACAAGATACAATGTTAATAATCAAGGTAGAAAAAGGAAACATAGAAAAGGCTTTAAAGTCATATAAATATAAAGTAAGAAATACAGGGCAAACTCAAGCTCTTCGCGATGGTAAACAATATACAAAACCGTCAATAGCAAAGCGTGCTAAAATCCAAAAAGCAAAATACGTAGAGCAAAAATTCAAAAATCCAGAATAGCATTTGATAATATAATATCATTATATTTTTTTTCACGTAATGGGTAGTATCCCGTGACACTATTTAATATATAATGTATACCGGAAAAAGGTAAAAATAGAAACAATCAAATGAAAGATATTTTAGGAGAAGACAGAGACTCTTTGATGAGATCTTCATATTATACAATTACACGAAACTTTACAAAAACTGTAAATAGGTTTGTTGTTTTCAAAGAGGGAAACGACATAATCGAGATTCCACATGGGATCGGGCAAAGAAGTGAATTTATTGATATTTTAGTAGAATATTTTGAAGGATTAGAGGAATATGAGAAGTGTGATAAATTGATGAAATTAAAAGAACTTGTTATAATGGCAGGGGACTAAACATAAATACATATAATATATGAAGAAGAATTCTGATAACAACAACGGAAACGGAAACAACAGAATCAATAGACGTAAAGTCGTTATTAAACCAGCAGACATAAAAGCGCAATTAAGGCAATCACAAAAAGCGTATTTACAAAATATATTAGAAAATGAAATAACCTTTTGCTCAGGTCCTGCCGGAACTTCAAAAACATTTACAGCATGTTATGCTGCATTAAAACTATTCGCAGACAACAAAATTAAAAACATTATTTTATGTAAGCCTATCCAAGAGGCTGGTGAGAAACTAGGGTTTCTTCCTGGAGATATCGGAGAAAAGATAGATCCATACATGCAATCATACATATCTAATTTAACAAAAATAGTCGGACCGGTATTAACCGAACAATTAGTCCAATCTGAAATTATTCAATTTAGACCCTTGGCATTTATGAGAGGTGATACCTATGATGACTCACTCATGATACTTGATGAGGCACAGAACGCCACGTTTAAACAACTTATGTTATTTGTTACCAGAATGGGAAAGACCTCTAAAGTGATCGTAACAGGTGATGTGAGTCAGTACGATATTTCAAAGAACTCGGCAGGTATTGAGCCGTTTACTGAACTAATGAAAGGGATCAAAGGAATAGGTCACCACCAATTTACACAAAAAGATATTGTAAGAGCTAAGATCTTAATTGATGTTGTTGAAAGATATGACAGATGGAAATTAGACAATGAATAAGTAAACTATTTGAAATATTTAGGTATAATACTTAAATACCAAATAGAAATGTCTAAACACATATTACTTAAAGGATTTCTCAACGAAGATAGAAATATCATAGAGGTTGGAATAGATGAAGCAGGTCGCGGAGCGCTGGCAGGGCCTGTCACGGTTGCAGCATGTATAATGCCACACGGATTTACTCACCCATTAATTAAAGACTCAAAGCTTCTAAATGAAAAAGACAGGAAAACTGCGCTTGACATTGTATTAAATAATGCGATCGCGTTCCACGTTGAACATGTCAATGTTGAAGACATTGAAAACACAAACATACTTAGAGCAACTATGCAAGGAATGTATAAGTGTCTATCTAATCTTGACGAACATGCTCATAAGTTTGATTTTATTTTAGTAGACGGCGATCAATTCCACGGGTATCATGGAATTCCATTTGAAACAATCGTAGGTGGAGATAACAAATATACTTCGATAGCAGCTGCTTCAATTTTAGCTAAAACAAGCCGAGATTCTCTTATGAAAGAATTAAGCGAAAAAGAAGAGTTTATGCAGTATGGTTGGAATTCAAATAAAGGATATGGAACCAAACAACATATAAATGCTATTAAAGAATCAGGACCTAATGAACATCACAGGCATAGTTTCATCTCGCATTTATTAACCACAACCGGAGAATTGTTTTGAGAGGCTTATTAGCAGGCGTTTTACTATTCGCGTTAGGACAGTCCATGATATGGATTCAAACTAACGGACAATTCGTATGGCCATGGTTTAAAAAGAATCCATTAACCATTTCGATAATTGGAGGTACTTTAATTAGTTACATGTTTATACTTGCAACTAGATTTATAGCAGAATATTATGATGGTCAAATATGGCCTGGCAGGTTTATTGGATTTACCTGTGGAATCATAACCTTTACCGCCCTAACATATTATTTATTAGACGAGGGAATTACAACAAAAACAGCAATATGTTTATTATTAGCATGTTGCATTATAGGAATACAATTATTTTGGAAATAAGCTTGACTGCCAGTCGAGCAATCAGGGACTTCGGTCCCTTTTTTTGTCTTATTTAGAATCATTATAAATAGGACTTTTTGTGAAAATAAATCACCCTATATTTTTTTATATCATTTATATTGATTATATTTACTATATAATTAATACTAACAATTAAACACCACGAATTATGAAATTAATTAAAAGAACAAAATTACAGTATTTTATCGATGTAAACGGAATGGACGTATTAAGTACGTCAAGCTTACCGACCCTTCTTGAAAGAGATGGGGTTGAGTATATTAGTTTACTAGATTCTCAGAAGTATATTTTGAATAGCTACTTTAGCTTTATGTGGAAATCACTAGAAGAATTTTGTGGAACTATTACATGGAACGAAGAAGAAGAATTTGAAGCTAATAGTTTATATTGTAGCTAAATGAATAGTACAAAAATGATGAATACTCGACAAAGGATGGATAGAATTCTAAACACCTCTAAAATAATATACTTAGAGGATATGACGATCCATGAGGTTGTGGACGTTGAAGTTGTCGGTGACATCGTATTTGTAAACACAGGCACTGGATTATTATTTCAAGATCTAGACGTTTTTACGCTAGACGAGGCATGTGATGCTGAAAGATTTGTAAACAAAATCAAAGAATTACTATATAACATATAAATAACAAACATGGGAAAAGCAAACTACGGATACTGTTGCATTAATTTAACACTACAAAAAGATCACGACATCAAGATCGGTCGATCAATGATTAAACGAACATTCACAGCTAAAGGTAGCAAATACGCCGGAGAATTGGCCGAAGCAAATGTACGAGATCTTATTGAGATTATAAAGTGGAATCACAAACAAGGCATTAATGTTTATCGTATGAGTAGCTCTATGTTTCCTTGGATGAGTGAGTATGAATTATCTGATTTACCTAATTGGCAAACAATATCTAATTTACTTAAAGGCGCTGGCACGCTTGTTCAAAAATACGGCCAACGTGTAGGTTTTCACCCAGGTCAGTTTTGTGTTTTACCAAGCCCAACTCCAAAGGTTGTTACAGCTGCTATCCGAGAATTAGATCAGTCTGCTCTTATATTAGATACAATGGGACTACCACAAAATCACACATATTCTATGAATATCCATGTCGGGGGTTCTTATGGCGACAAAGAAGCTGCAAAACAACGTTTTGTCGAGAATTTTAAAAGACTAAGTCCATCTGCTCAAGCTAGATTAGTTCTAGAAAATGACGACAAACCAGCACAATATTCCGTACAAGATCTATATGACATCTACGAAAAAATTGGCACTCCAATTACGTTCGATTACCACCACCACAGGTGCTACGAAGATCCAATGCCCGAAGAAGATGCTCTTAAATTAGCAGCATCAACTTGGCCCGCAGGTATTCGACAGCTATGCCACTACTCATCTTCAAAAAAACTGCACGAGGATGATTCAGTTATCTTACGAGCACATGCTGACTACATATACGAAAAGATTGAAACATACAATATGGATCTTGACATTGAATTAGAAGTAAAAGCAAAAGAACTTGCCTTAATCAAATATCGTAAAGAATATTTAAATGATCTAGTTTTATCCTGATATATAATATAAATCAAGAAAAATCAATCATGAAATATATTAAACTATTTGAAGAGTTTTCAGCCAACAAAGTATCTTGTGAAGGTTGCGATTGGTCGTGGAGATTAGATGAAGGTGGAAAAGAACCTTATATATGTCACGAATGTGGTTATGATAATACTCCAATTTTAGGAGAATCTGTTAATGAAGCAGAAAAAGCTAAAGGAGACAGAAGCCCACTCAAAGGCAAGGCTGTAGAAACCGGAATCAAGAATAAATCAAAGGAAAGTGGAGTACCTGTACCATTATTGAGAATTATAATGAGACGCGGAATGGACGCTTGGAACAGCGGACACCATCCAGGTATGACGCAAGAAGGATGGGGATACGCTAGAATAAATGCATTCTTAGAAAAAGGAAAAGGAACTTGGGGAGGTGCTGACAAAGACGTCGCTAAAGAAGTTAGAGACGGAGGTCACGATAAAAAGTTACCATTTAAATCAAAAGAAGATTAACGTGAAAAGGGTTAAATTATTCGAGGAATTTTTAAATGAAGAAATGGCACTCCAACATTTAGAAGATGAATTTGGAGTTGTATTAGATTTATATAATACTGAAAGATATTTAGAATTATCTAGAATTGAAATACCCAAAGAAAAAAGAGGAGAGGGCATCGGAACTAAAGTAATGAAATTAATTATAGATTTTGCAAACAAAGAAGGCAAGCCTATATTTCTAACACCATCTAAAGATTTTGGAGCCACTTCAATTAGTAGACTTACTAGTTTTTATAAAGATTTAGGATTTGTAAAAAATAACGATAAGAGTCTAACAAGAAATACAATGGTAAAATACCCTAATTAATATGAACCGCATTAAATTATTCGAACAGTTTATTACAGAGAAAAAACCACCAGGAGCTCCAGATTTTTATCAGTCAGATGCACCTGAAGCTGAGGGTAGATTTAAAGACTTAGGTATTAAAGATTTAGCAGCATGGTTAATAAAGACTCGTAAAGGTGATGTTAAGAAGATCAGTGGTTCACTAACTCAACAAGTTGTATTTAATCGTAATGACGATCCAAAATATGCTGAGAAAATGGAAAAAGTTCGTAAAGAAGTTTATAAGCAATTAGACCGACAGGATTTAATTGATAACATGGAAAAGTAGAAATATGAAATTTATAAAAACATTCGAAGCTTGGGAAAAGGTTTCACCGGAATTAAAGGCACATCTTAATGAAGATTTAGATTTAACTAATTCTTTTTTTAGATTAGGCAGCGATGCATATTCTAAATTATTCGAAGAGGTTAAAGAATACTGGGACAAAAACAACATTGTTCTAAAAGGACCTTCAGGCTGGATGGCTAAAAATCTTGATGTAGGTAAACCAGCAGTCTATACTCCACGTGGCGGAAAAACAATCAAAGTTAAATTAGATTCACCTGAAAGAGGTGGAGGTAAAAAGTTTATTGTATATCGAGACGGAGGTAGAAAAGACAAAGAAGGAAACATCATCGCTAAAAAGGTTGAATGGGGAGATCCAAATCTTTCTGTTAAAAATGATGATCCTGGAAAAGCAGCTAGTTTTTGGGCTCGACATGGTTGTGATAAAGCCACAAAGATGGATCCAATGAAAGCTGGATTCTGGGCATGTTATGGACCAACTCTTTTTGGAAAGCAATTAGGTTTAAAATCAGATCAACCATGGTAAACAAAGATTGTAAATGTAAATCTTGTAAATGCGGTAGCATGTCAATGGAAGAATTGATAGCTAACATTAATGATCAAACCAGGCCCTTCGTTGAAGAGCAATATGATGGTTATGTTATAAGAACATTCGATCCAAGTTATCCAGAACACTTATATAAATGGCACAGCGACCCTGAGGATAGGGTCATTGAAGTATTAGAAGATTCTGACTGGAGATTTCAATATGACAATGAATTGCCAACTCCATTAATTACAGGGATCGACCTTAAGATTCCTAAAGGAAATATACACAGAATCATAAAAGGAACAACCGATCTTAGAATTAAGATATATATGCTATAAATAAAAAGATTATAATGAAAAAAGTTAAACTCTTTGAGAAATTTCTATTTGAAAAGTCTAATAAAGATTATCTAAAAAAAGTTAATTTTATATTAGCAGGAAAAGAGGTAAAAGGACTTACTGGCACAAACAATAGTATTTACGGCGAAGTAAATGAGATTTGTTTAAAAGAGCTTTATAACGCTTTTTACGCAAAAGGAGATTATGGAAAAGACTTGGAAGTTAATTCAAAACTACCTCTTATTTATTATGGCGGAAATTCAAAAGAAGGCTTAGATTTTCTAGAGAAGTATAATATATCAGAAGATGATATGTACAATGTACCCGAAGCTATGAAGATTAGCGGTAATAAAACTGACTTTTATAAAATGTTTGGCGATTCAGATTTTATACCAAAGGCCGTATACAAAAAAGAAGATGCAAAAGATTTAGAATTTCCAGTAATTGCAAAACCAGACGACGGGCACTCCGGAATGGGTATTGAAATTTTTGATACTTATGAAGACTTAGAAAAAAGTAAAGGTGAATTTCAAAACTATTCAGAAGCTAAAGACTTAGATACAGAGTTTAGAATTTTATTAGTAAATGATAATGTTATATTAGTACATGAAAGAGTATCAGCAACTGAAAATGAAATTAAAGATAAAAAATCTGGTGAAAAAACCGAATTTACTTATGTAGATCAAGATATGAGTAAGTTAGATTTCATGGATAAAATAACTGATATTTGTAAAACAGTTAGAGAAAAATTAAAACTTGGACTTTGGTCAATTGATCTAATGGTAGATAAATCCGGCGAATGCTGGGTTGCTGAGATCAATTCAGCCTCAGGAATGGCCGCAGATAAAATGGCTAGGGTTTATGTTGCAATATACGAGGATTTTTACAAAGAGGAACTACCAAGAGAGTTTAAAACATACTTAAATGAAGAGTATATTAGACCTATTTATAAAATTAACCTAGAAGAGAATGAAGATCAAATTAAAAGATCTAAATGCCGAGTTAACTATCAAGACGTTATTGATGGCAAAGAAATCATCATTTAATTCATAGATATATAGATTAATAATAAAAAACAATTAAAATAAATTATATTATGGCAAAATTAAAATCATTTGAACAGTATGTTGCTGAAAAACAAGCAAACGCTGCCCAAGAAACAGCAACCAACCAAGAAGTACAAGAAGCTTCAGTAGTAATGGACGCAGTTGATCCAAAATCAAAAGGTCTTGCAAAATTACTTAAAAAGAACAATGTTTCTATGGAAGTTATCGACCAAGACGGTCCTTCAGGATTTCCAGAAGTTGAACTAACAGGAAAAAGAGAAGATCTTGAAACAGTATTAGCAGATTCTCAATACGGATGGGATGACGCTGGTTTATCAGAGTATATCGAAGAATCAGAAGAAACTGCAACAGTTAGAGTAAAATCTTTAAACGAAGAAGAAGTTGAAGAGGCTGACGAAGAAGTTGAAGAGGTTGAAGAAGGTAATGCATTCGGAGACGCAGTTAGAAAAGCTAAAGAAGCTGGTGAAGATGAATTCGAATTCGAAGGAGAAACTTACAAAGTAGAAGAATCTGAAGAGACTGAAGAAGTAAACGAAAATCCTGCAGCTGCAATAGCAGTAGCATCGATGTTAAAAGAAGCTTATGAATCTTGTAAAAACGAAGCTAAAGCATGGGAAGAAGACGCACACGACTCTCACACTGTAGAATCTTACATGGCTGAAAACGCAGCGTTAGTTGCAGCATTAGCAGCTGGAGCTCTTAAAGAAATGAAAGAAGATTATTCAACTGAAACATATGAAGCAGCTTGTAATTCAATGATCGAATCATATACTACTAAAATTAATGAAATGAAAGAATCTGATTCAGCAGAAGACGCTGAAGACGTAGAGTAATTAATTTAATTAAATATAAAACTAAAAGCCTGGAGAAATCCGGGCTTTTTTTTGTAAACAATGCCGCACTAATTAGTATAAATATTATAATATAATAATATGCCAAAGATACCAATTGAATTAGTATACATGCAAACAGCGTATCAGTTTTCAAAACTGAGTTATGCTGAACGACGTAAGGTCGGCTGTGTCATTGTAAAAGACCATCAAGTAATTTCATTCGGTTATAATGGAATGCCACATGGATTTAATAACGCCTGTGAAGAAACCGATATTAGGCATTATGAAAGTCCAGACCACGCTCTAGATTTAATGGATCAAGGGTATGAATGCGATAATGGCATATGTCACAAACATAATGCAATAACAAAACCTGAAGTTCTTCACGCAGAATCAAATGCAATTATGAAAGTTGCAAAATCGACTATGAGTTGCGAAGGCGCTGAATTATACACAACAACATGCCCATGTTTTGGATGTGCTAAATTAATTATACAGGCTGGAATTTCAAAAGTATATTATACAGAAGATTATAGAGATATGAGTGGAGTTGAGTTATTACAACAAGCTAATATTATTGTTGAACAAGTAAATGCATGGAATGGGATTTAATAAAAGATACGTACCGGAATTAAAGGAACTAGAGCTAAAAAGAAAAACAGTAGGAGACGATATGTTCTTTAAAATATACATAGCGAACCCAGACGCGATCATAGGCCCTACTGAATCAATGGATTATATAAATAAGTTTGGAATAGAGTTCATGGGATCTTTAAAATAAACAAAACAGATTTTTTTAATATAACTATTAAATAATTTAAAATGAAAGAAGTGCAAGATAAGTTAAAACAGTATCAATGGAAAAAAGGTGACAACTTTGGAGAAGTTGTAGATGTTCTATCTGAAGAAGGCGAATTCGTAAATTTCACGAACGGTACTCGTATTTTTAAAAGCGTTTTGTCTGAGTTTTTAGAACCAGTCATTGATGGAAACGTACCATTTCCGGCTCCTATGCGAGTAGGATCAAGCTCTAATAAAAGTAATGTACAACATACGCCCCAGCCGTCTGTACAGAAACCTACACAACCTATTGCACAGGAACCTACACAAACTAAGGAGCCTTCAATTATGGGTAAGATGATCTTAAAGATGAGTAAGAAGAATGTTGTAAATATTCCTATTCAAATAAATCTTAATATCCCAACACCCCAATTATATAGTATGTTAGGTGAAGGTATGGAAGAGCAAGATTTGAATGAAGAAATTACGGGGGTTGCTTTATCGCAAATTGAAATGGATAAATTACAAGAATACATTAGATCAAGTGTTACTGATTTTTTATCAGAATACTACGGTTAATAAAATCAAGATAAATAATATTTAACAATATAATACAAAGAACATAATGGCAAAAGGAGCATCAGGATCAAGAAGACAAAGAAGAGGAGAATTCAAAAGAGCAGGTTTTTTAAAAATTAAAAACATGTTTGGTAGATTTTCAGAACAAGGGATCGCATGGCACAATAAGATGGCAGAAGATGGTCGAGCAATGGAAAGTGCTAATGAAAACAGAAGATTAGATTCTATTGAAGAACAGCTAACGGCAAGTTTAAATAAATTAAAAGTAAACTGGGCGACGATAGGATATAATACCGAAGAAATCGCAAAATTAGAAGAGGCATGGACCTTAACAGCAATTAAAGATTCAGAAACATACAGAGCCGATAAGAAGCAGGCTAATGTATTAAGAAAAGAAGCTCAACAATCTTTATTAGCTAGAAAAAATGCAGCAAATTAAAATAACACTGGCGGACAATGGGGTTATTAAAAGCGTCCATGATGACAATATAAACGGAGGTGGTCAAGAATATGAATCAACTACCGTATATGAATTTGATTCCGCTTTAAATAAAATTAAATTCATAGAAGAGCTATGTATTGATTTGGGATTAGAGTTTGGTAATTCTAATTCTAAAAATCAAATTAAAGTAGAGACTGATTGGGGAGATAATTACAAACCAACTGAAAAGGAAATTTCCTTTAAAATAAAGAATCTCAAGGCTCGAATATCGAATCTTGAACAAATAAACAATGGATAACTTAAATATAGAATGTGTTTGGTATCAGTCAAAGAGAGATTTTAACAAGTTCGTAAGAGCTATTGAAGATCCGCAATTGACTGTTATCGACTTTTCTATAATTAAGAATAAACTTATTAAAGCAGATCCATATAGTAATGAACCTAGCGATTCTGTGATAGGTTTAAATATCATGAATTCTTTCAAAACTGCAATGAATTCTGAAAAGAAAAAAACTTCAACAATAGTATATACATTCAGAGATTTAGACGCTACAGTTATATCTAACTTTAAAGAAATGGTCTCTAGTTATACTGATAGGGAAATTAAGTTTGTTCTTAATTCCTTAAATATGGACAGAGTGCCAAGCAAGAATATTTTAAATCAATTTGATTTTGTTAAATTTATAGATAATGATTAGACACCGTTTATTTAATAAAGGTGAATATGTACATGCTCTTATTTCAAACTCTAGATATTCAAATATAGTATTTCCAGTTAGAGTATTAATATATGACGTTAAGTTTGACGAGACTATGCCTAAATATAAGGTTAGAATCGTTAAGTTTTACGATGATATTAATTTTCTTAAAAGATATTTCTTTGGCATGAAATTTGATAAAAATTTTGAAGGAGGTACAACTCAGTTTGGATTTAACCGAACAAGCATCAAAAATAAAAAAGAGCTTCAAAAATATTTAGACGCAAACGCTGAAACGTATATGATTACAATAGATTCAGTAATGTGTGCTAAAACTTTTAATCAAATCCAAGAACTTTACCTTAATATTCAAGACTTTTTAATTGAAAAAGAAATCAGAGAGCTATACGAGAAATCCTCAAGACGTTCTTATTCTAAAGGTAAATACTATTATGAATCTAAAGGTGTCTTTGAGGCTCACCTTAAAAAGTTCCTAGGTGATAGAGTTCCTACAGATCCAGAATACTTCAATAAATTATTATTTCGACCAATGGGCCCAGAATACGATAACTTAAAAGGGTAGTAGATTAATCTTAATATATATACTTACTAGGTATAAAAACAATAGTAATAATATATATGAGCTTAGACATCAGCGGGGGTATAAACAACTCAAACGACGCAATCACAAACATATCAGAATTAGGAACTAACGCCGTAAAGGACGGACTTAATAAATTGTTCGATATTGAAAATCCAGACGGGGTTAATGCTCAATTAAAAACTAGGAATGATGAAAATTCTCTAAAGTCTTCTATTGAAGAAGATTCTAGTTTAAACGTAGCAGCAACTAAAGGTACCCCAACTCAAGAAAACAGAGGTACTAGAAATAGTGGAGTTTTCTATAATCAAGACGTTGAATCATATAAGCACAAAGATGGGAATGGAAATGCCAATATAACCCTAGGGAAACGCCCATATTCTTTATTTAATAAATACTCTTTAGTTAACTTTAGAGGTACTCCGCTTAACGGAGAAGGAGGAAAAGCAGATGGTAAAAGTAAGTTTTTTAATAAAATAGATCCTAGAACTTTAGTTAACCCGACCGCATCTAAAATTATTGAATTAACAGACGCTAGTGGAGGTAATGGTTATCGATACCAATATTCTGATTTTGCAATGGCAAAATACTTTGGTAAGATACCTAACAATATGATGATAACTTTAAGAAGATTTTCGTCACCGAGCCCAGATGATATTATTAGTCCTTTAGGATTAAACGGAGCTAACACACAAGAGCCTGATATTGCAAGAGCAGTCACATGGCTGAGTGAAGCAACTGGAAATAATATGTCAGATATCTTAAATTTCTCACATGGTTTTAATTGGAAAAACGCAGAGGCTGAAGTTCAAACTGTACAATCACAACAGAAGGCAAGATCTGGTACAGCTGGAGGATTTATTAATAATAATAAAATTCTGAAAGCGGCTAGTAACGCTGCATCAGGTAGATCACAGGAACAACAAGAAAGATTAGATAATGGAGATGCAGGCTACGATTCATTTAGCAACACATACCCAAATCATGTGTTTGGTCCTTTAAATGTTATTAAGAAAACAATGGTCAGAGAACAGGGCCTTGAGTTTAATCAAGAATTTAAACTAAAGTTTGAATATGAGCTTAGAGATCTAGGAGGAGCAAATCCTAAAGTATTAATGTTAGATCAACTGGCTAATATACTAGCACTAACTTATAACAACGCACCTTTCTGGGGTGGGGATGTTAGGTATATTGGGGATGGATCTGTTGCAAGACCTTTAGGTAAAAATGATCTGTTAAAGAGCGGAGATTATATGGGATATATGAAATCTGTTGTATCTGATTTATCAGGCAAGAATACTGGGGATATGTTCGGCGATATCACCGCAGGTATTAAAGATTTTGTAAAAGAAGGTGGAATTGGAAAGACTATTAATAACTTAATGTCGGGTAGTATGATGAAAATGTTTAATTCTCCACAAGGAGGACAAGCTGTTGCTGCACTATTATCTGGAGATTCGACAGGTCAATGGCATGTTACAATAGGTAATCCATTAAATCCTATTTGTGTTATTGGTAATTTAGCATGTACTGATACTGCAATTAATTTCGAAGGTCCTATGGGATTACAGGATTTTCCAGAAAGAATGGTTGTCGAGATTACACTAAAACCAGCAAGGCCAAGAGATAAGGCAGAAATAGAAAGTATGTTTAACACAGGTAGAGGCCGATTCTACATTCAGCCAGCTGACGGAATAGATGCTAACGCAACAGTTGATGTTAATGCTTATGGTAAAACTCAAAAATCAAGTCTCGATGGAGAATTAAGAAAACATTCAAACGGTTAATATGAATTTTAAATCTATACAAAATAAAAAAATAAAAGACGGTAAGTTAAGAATAACAGAACCCGTTGTATTATTTCCGAAAAACACGCCTGTAGTTGCAGTTCATGAGGTATCCTCAGAAGAGATATGTAGAATAGATATGATATCTATTAAATATTTTAATATTGCAGATTACGCGGAACTTATTTTAAAATTTAATAATATCTCAAACCCGTTTTCAATAAATGAAGGAGACGTTTTAAATATACCATCTCGCGATATAGTATTTAGAGCTTGGAAAACAATTAAAGGAGAGGGAGACACTAAGGAAGATTCTATTAAAGATCAATTTGTTAATTCTAAAAGATTAACAATTAAGGACGCTAAGCGAGCAGAATACTTAAAAAAGAAAGCTGCTCAAAAAGAAAATGGATCAAAGCAGATCCTTCCACCTAACATCTTAAAGGACGGAGACAAGAATATTGATATTAACGGAGACACTATAATATTATAAAATGGCATTAGAAGGTAAAATTTTAACCAGGTTAGAACCTACAATAGAGCTGGATAAATATAAATTTAAATCAGAAGGTGAAGTTGATGCTGATAATCCAGGAGATTCTAACAGTACTCGAGAAATGGGGGTTGAATATCCATTGATAATCATTAATGGAAAAAGATTTAGTAGAGAAGATATAAAATCATTTGAAATTTCATTAGAAGGAGTTGTTCCAACAATAGCGTTAGGGATAATTGATAATGAATCTAATTTTAACGTGGAGTCGTTTCCAAGAGATGGTGATGTGATCACCGTCAGATTAGCAGCAAGGCCTAAGAATGATTACAAAGATATTAGAATAGATTTCGATATTACTAATGTTGAATCACCGCCAGTCAACGGGGTAGCCAGAGGATCTGGTGGGGGTAAGTATTTTTTTACCGGAGAAATAAAAATACCTGGACTGAATGCAGAACAATGTAAGTCATACGGCAAAGGAACTACAATGGATCATTTAGAAAAAATAGCAACCGATTTAAAAATAGGTTTTGCATCTAATATAGATTCAACTGATGATGAAATGAATTGCGTTACAACTTTCGAACCTATTTTAGATACTATGACTGATTTAGTAAAACACTCGTATGTTAATGATGATTCTTTCCAAACTTTTTGCATTGATCCTTTTTATTATTTAACTTATGTTGATTTAAATGTAATGTTAAATGCATCTGATGATTTTGAAGATGCCTTATTAGCCCTTGACACGGACTTAAACGATACAAAAGGATCGGACGCTACCAATACTACCAATGAAATAGAGTCTACTTTAATCCTGTCGACTAAAAACGAATTACAGGGAACGAATTTATACATTGATAAGTATTCTCTTAAAAATAATGCTGGCACAATAGCTAAAAGAAATGGATACAAAAGAGTATTACAGTACTTTGAAAACGATTCTGAAGAAGGATTAGTTAACTTTGATATTGAGCCATTAACAACCGATAAACTAAAGGATATTGTTGAGCCCCTGAAAGGTCGTAGGGATGAGGAGAGATACAAACAAGAAATAAAGTATAAATATGTAGGTAGGAGAAACAGTGATCCTGAGACTTCGAATACACACTTAAATTACAACTTTGCCGGGATACACAATCAACAAAACCTACAGGAGTTAGATAAAATGACTTTAGAGGTGGAGCTAGAAACATGGAACCCTGCGATATACAGATATCAAAGAATACCGGTGGCAATATTCCATGAAACTCAAAATCAAATAGGTCTAGATGCTGCTGTGAAAAAAACAAAAGACGAACTAGGATTTGATGCTGCACCTGCAGCTGACCCAGATGATGCCGTCGCAGGTTATTCAACGGTGGTTGATGAATTCTTAAGTGGATTTTACATTGTTGGGGCTATTAAGTATGTTTATAAGGCAGGTACTATTAGACAACATTTAACTCTTTTACGTAGAGAGTGGCCGAGTAGAATAAACAATATACAATAAAAGGCTCTTACAAAAACAAGATAAATACTATATGTCAGATTTCAAGAAAATATCAGATTTTAGAAAAGGTAAAAGAGCCAGTCAACAATACCAAGACCCGACTTATATGTCGTTCCTTATGTTGTTTGACTTTGCGGACGCTGCCAATTCACCCTTATTATCTCAGCCTGCCGAGGATTTTTTAAAAAAATTAGCAGCTGATGGTGAAACTTCTGAATATTACGGAGAAAAACTAGAAGCACTTCAAAACTTTAAAAAAGCTTTAAAGCTTATTAATAACGAAATGCCTTGGTTCTGGCAAAGTTTAGCAGGCTTAGAAAAAATACAGCAATATGATCCGTTAAATCCTTATCTTGGAGGGGATGATTCTACAATAACTATAGGAACTTTAGAGTCAATTAACCTGACAATATCTGGTTTAATGCACTTATATAGAAAGGCTGTTTTCGATGAAAGAAAATGGTCATACGTTTTACCGACTAACTTAAGAAAATTTAGAATGTATATTTATGTCACTGAAGTTAGATCTATTAAAAACATGTCTTCGCCTTCATTAAGCGGAGCTGATCTAGGAGGATTCCCAGATAACTTTAAACCTAAAGTTGGTGTAAAAAATGCAAATGCCGGAATTTCAGGCACAGGTGCAAAACCTTACTTTATGTTTGCTCTTAAGTTCTGTGAATTTGATTTAAAATCAGGAACAACACTATTTGCAGATTTACAGAAAACAACATCTGAAGCCGCAACTGGCGAAATATCAATAAGATATGAAGCACTATATGATATGGAAGCTAGAGTATTGAATGGTATTGTAGAATCTACTTATAATACAGACGATTTATCGCCGGCACCTGATTCTGAAAATAAAGAAATTAATAGTGTCGGAGATTGGTTAAAAGATCAAGCCGTACAAAAAGGAACCGCATTTGCAGATAGAGCAGTTGGAGATTTAAAAAATGCATCAATCAATAAGGTTAATGAACTAAAGCAACAAGCAAGAAACGCTACAATAGGTAGGGTAAACGCTGTTGTTGACAATTTATACAAGGATTTTGTACAAGGTGTTGATAATATAGCAAATCCTAAAGTAAACGCAAATAACGTACAAACCGCAATTGCGGATAACGTACATGGTTTAGTAGATCAAGGTCAAACAATAGGTGATGCGCTAAACACAGCAGCGGCAAAATCACTTGGTAATATATATGAATAATGGCAAGAGACAAGGAATTAGAAAAAGATAATATTAGAGAAACTCACTGGTTAGGTGAGGTAGTTGATAATGTAGATCCTTCAAATTTAAGTAGATGCCGAGTTAAAGTTTATGGTAAGTTCGACTTATTAGAAACTGAATCTATCCCATGGGCAACCCCTATGAATAGGGACTTAGTTGGTTCTCACCATGTTCCGAGAATTGGAGATATTGTAGCAGTTCGTTTTGATAACGGTAACATATATCACCCTGAATATTGGTTTCAAATCAATCAAAACAAAGAATTAAAAGAAGATATATTAGATCCTTCAGGGGCAGCACATGATGTTGTCAGTTTAGTGTATGACGCTGAACGTAATGTTAGGATTTATCATTCTCCTGAAGATGGGTTGGTAATCACAAGAGGATCTGGAGCCAAAGAGCGTCCGCTAATTCAAATAGACGAAGAAGGTATTATTAAGATCTCAACCGATCAAAAAATATTTTTAGATTCTGGTGATATATTCTTAAGCAACACTGGAGAAGGCGGAGCAGACGAAAGCGAACCAGCCGTTCGAGGAGTTTCTTTAGAGAAATGGTTAAACAAATTACTAGATGATTACAATCGACACTTTCACCCAACGGGGACAGGGCCTACTGGGCCTCCATTATTTCCGACACCATACATTGTTAACGAGTTAAAAAGGGATCACATCAAATATCAACAGACAGGTAAATAAGATATATAGTCTATAAAACAATATAATCATGCCGGCAAAATGGCCTTTATTTATTAATAATGTATCTGCAAAATTAGCAAGCAGAAGTGCAAAGAGTATGGGATTACCCCCAGATACTCCAGGAATTGGAGACTTTGCAAAGTTTCTTGCTGATGAATACGTTAACGCTGTTGCAACTGCACAAACACCATTTGGAAATACACACAGTAATGCAGGAATAAAGACTGTATTAGAGGCAGGATTTGACAAAGCATTTAAAAAGTTATACACTGATTACACTACATCACTAGAAGACAGAAAATCTTTATCACAGTATCAGTCTATTACAGAAATATTACCAGAAGCCGATTTAACATTCGACGCACATTGCGAGATCGAAAAATGGACCCTAGAGAACACAGACACTCTACAGAAGTTTAACTTTTATCCATTATATAAATCAACATGTCCGGTTCCATATCCAGAGGAGGACCCAAATGACACTACAAATGATGGGGATATAGATTTTAGTGTAGTTACTAAAGCAAGTTCAGATATAAATTCACAAACTCATAATTATGTTGTCAGGTTTATCATTAAAAAATTTAACCCTGAACAATCTTTTAAGATAAGATATACCATAAACGAAATCGAACAACCTTTATTAACAATAGGGAGTGTTGGATCGGGAGGACTTTCGGCAGGTTCAGGAAGCGGGGCTGGCGTTGGAGCTGAGGCTTTCACATCGTTAAATGTTCCACAGGAGCCAGGTAAATATACATATTCTTTTAAAGAAATATTAGATCTATCTGGAGAAACTTCAATAAAAAAAATTAATAGAACTAAATCAATAACTATAGGTGATGGAGGGGTTTTAGAAAAGTTAAGCGATATTGATACTAAACTACAAGGAGACGCTGCTGATTATCCAGAAAGTATTACTAAACCAGTTAGAAACACAGTCCCTGATTTAACTAAAGAAGAGAAAATAGATGCACTTGCAAATAGAATACTTTTAAGTAATGATGGTACTTATGATTTTAAACAATGGGTAGATACTTTAAATAGTAATAGATTAGGCCAAAGTACTTCATTGAGCCGAGAAGTATATGATAGAATAAAAGAAATAGAATCAAAGTGGAGAGCTGCTGAAAAAGCGGAAAGAGGCGCAATAATAAAAAGAGGTAATGTTGCACATGCTCTAACTAAAAATAATATTATCCCACCTATACCAGCGGATGATTCTATTAATCAATATATATTTCAAGAAGATCATGAGCAAAGGCCTGATGACATCCCGGAAGATATAAAAATAAAATTGATAACAACATTTACATATGTTCCGTCAATAGATAAATATAACTCCGCATATAACAATATTGCACAGATCTTTGCAAGAAATCGTAATAAAGTAGCGCTATACAAAAAGGAAAGAAAGAGATGGTGGGAAACTCAGAAAAAATGGGCTAGATATTTAGAGGAGATAAACAAACAAGAGATTGAGGAAGAAGGAGAAGATCCGTATGAAATAATGGCAGGTGCTATTATTAAATATTGGCAATCAGCCGCTTTACAACCATTTAAAAAAACACCGCCAATACCTCCGTGTAATATAACTGCTCCTTTAGGTGGCACGTTTGCTCCAATATATTACGGTAGTAAATCAATGTTAGCAAATGATTTAAGAAGAGCATGGAACAATGGTAAGTTTTTTGAGGTACAGGCATCAACACCAGTCGCCGCAAAATTAGTTGCAACTGCGGTTGCTGCCGCATGTGCTAAACACCTATTACAATTAAAATTTTTATACTTGGGAGGAATTTCAACGCCGGGTGGTCCAATCCCTATGATTGGTTTCATGCCAGTTGCGTTTTAAAAAGTATATATAAACTATAATTATTTATTCACTATTAACAATTTAAATTAAAAAAAGAATGTCCACAGACGTTAAAACAAAAAGAGTAAGGCTGGCTAAAGAAGAACCAGTAGCTCAAGAAACAAAACAAAAAGACAAATTAGCATATTTAAAAAATGCTAATGTTCCAGTTGAAAAATTTGATTGGGATGCACATGAGGCAGATTGTCCTTCTAGATCTAGAAAGATAAATAAAAGCCTTAAAAACACAGGTAGGTTTAATGTATACTCACATGAACCATACGCACAAGATTTCGTAGATTTACTTAACGGATATGAAGCATCTAAACCAGCTCAGATGAAAGTTGAGGTTGGTGAAATATATGCAGGTACTATTTATAGTATAAATCAAGAATGGGTATCAGTCGATATTGGATATCGTGAAAATGTATATGTTAATGTACTAAAAGAAGAAGCAAGCGTTAGAGAATTATTTGTACCAGATGCTGAGGTTAAAATTCAAGTTACTCAGATGGGCGGAGGCCGAGGATTTGTATTAGGATCTATTAGTGCAGGTATTAAATCAGCGGTAGTTAAAGAAATCATGGCTTCAATTGACGAAGGTAACACTGGTTATATGGGGACAGTTTCTCAAATGATACCAGGCGGAGGTTACATCGTTACTGTACAGGGGGTTGATTGTTTCATGCCAGGCTCTTTAGCTGGAATCAACAAATTAGCGGATTTTGAATCTATTGTAGGCGGGAATATGTATGTTGTGCCAGTTAGTTTTTCAGAAAAAAGAGGAACTATTGTAGTATCTCACAGAGAATACTTAAAAGCAATGATTCCTTCTAAAATTGAAGCACTAAAGGAAAATCTAACACAAGATCTTACTGGTAAAGTTACAGGTTCTGCAAAATACGGAGTATTTGTAGAGTTTGATGAATGTTTAACTGGAATGATTCACGTAAATGATCTAACTCCTGAACTATTAAAAGCACACCGAGCTAGAGAAATCAAACCAGGAGATGATATTAACTTTAAGATTAAAGAAGTAGTATCTAACGAAAAGATTATCTTAACTCAGATTGATGCTAAACCAGTTGTTGACTTATGGGATGGTATTACTGATAGAATCAAAACACCAAGTGAAATTGTTGGAACAGTTCGAGCAGTAAAAGACTATGGTATCTTTGTAGACATTGAAAAAGGAGTTGCTGGGCTATTACATATTTCAGAAATTGAAGATGTTATAGATTTAGAAACTATTAAACCTGGAGATAATATCACAGTACAGGTTACTAGAATCGATCCAGACTCTAGAAAGATTTTCTTGAAAATCTAAGACGACTTTATTTTTATAAACTAAAGGCCCATTCATTTTATGTTTGGGCCTTTCTTATTTATAATCATTATAAATTACAAAATAATTGCCCAAAAGTTTTTTTATATCAATAAAAAGTGTTATATTTAATTATAATTAAAAACGTAATAGATATGTCAACCGAACTAAAATCACTTAAAGGTCAATTTCACAGTCAAAAGACAAACGAAATGGAAAACACTGAAATGTCATTGACAAGATTCAGTGGAGGTAAAGAAGGTATGAAACTCCAATTAACAATGAGAGCACAAGAAGACTTCTTCACACATATCACCCTTAATAAGAGTGAGATCAAAAAATTAATCAAAGAACTTCAAGAAAACTTTGAACTTTAAAAAATTAAAACATGAAATTTAAAGAATTAAAATTTAGAAAATTAGGATGGGGAGGAATAAACGCAACACATCACTTCGATAACGGATTAATATTGAGTGTTGCTGCTGGTAAAACAGCATACTGTACGCCAAGAGAAGATTTAAATTCTGAAAAAGAACATTCTTCTTTTGAGATTGCAATATTACATAAAGATAATATACCTTTTTTTACTAAACTAGTAAAGCCGGGAATTAATGATGATGTTATTGGATGGGTAGGCCGTGAAGATATTGATGAAATATTCCCATTGATAGATAATATAACTGAAGATGAGATTTCTAATTTTATTATAGCAACTAATTTACTTGGAGATGATTAGAAAGAAAATACATAAACACCAAGGAGGACCTATCATTATTGATTTAACTGGACCGGACGGCAATGCGTTTTCATTACTTGCATATGCTAAAAAGTTTTCACAAGACCTAGATAAGCCATATGAAGATCTACTGAAACAAATGCAAAGTGGAGATTATGAAAATCTAATTCAAGTTTTTGATGATGCGTTCGGTGATTTTGTGATTCTAGAAAGATAGTTTCAATATTATCATAATATATCTTGAATATATAAACTAACTTAAGTTTAACATATATTCTAGGATGAACACATTTAACGATTCAGAAATACTAAAAAAATGTCTGGTTGGAGTAGAATTTGAATTCTATTCTAATAAGACAATTGACGAAACTGCAAAAGAACTTGCAAAGCTTATTGGTAAAAAAATAAGAGTTGAAGCAAAGGCGCATAGCGATTTTGAAGTTACAGCAGATGAGTTTAAAATAGAGCCTGATATGAGTGGTGGTGAAAAGCTAATGGAGCTTGTTACTGGTGCACTTCCATATTACGCTGCTCGACTGATGATCATTAATGTATGCAGATGGATTGAAGAAAATGGTTACACTAACGACAGATCATCAATTCACTTAAACCTATCTTTTGATAAAAATCAGATAAAAGAAAAGAACAGAATTTCTAAAATGAATGTTCTTAAATTTATATTAGATTTTAAAGAGGACAAGGTTTTTAAATTCTTTCCGGAAAGAGAAGATTCAGCATATGCTAAATCTATAAAATTTGTACTTCCAAAATCAGGTATGAGTTTTTTTAACGGAGAACATATACACTCACAAAACTTCATCTACCCTGATTCTAAATACTATGGAATCAACTTCGATAAAAGACATAAAAATTATTTAGAGTTTAGATATATTGGAGGAGCTGATTGGGAAAAGAAAACATCATCAATCCTACACATGTTAGATCAATTTCTAATACAACTTTGGAATTCGACTGAAGATAATCATTTCACACAACTTAATGCAATAGAGTTAAGAAGGATATTGGCTGAGAACAAAAGAATTATCGACGCTAGATCTAATTGGAGAGCAATTGAAAAAAACTGGAAAAACGTAGAGTTTACGGTTGATTTAAGAAAAGATGCTCAGATTTTAGACCTACATTGGCAAAATATTAAAGAAAGGGTAATTAGATTATTTACACATGGTTCTCTTGTTAAGGGGCATATTAATTATGATTCAGATACCGGTAAAATTCAAGTTAATAAAGGTGAATTAAAATATTGTGTTGAATTAGAAAGATATGATTTTATCGAGTGTGATATTCGTGGTGAGTTATTTTACTGTGATCTATTTAGATGTAAAATAGAAGGTTCAGATATTCATGATTGTAATTTTTATGACAATTGTGAAATTGTTTCATCTAAAGTAAAAAGCAGTTATATTCACCAGAGTGTTACGGTAAAAGACGGTTATATATATGGTGATGGTATCTTAAAAGGTACTATGGAAGACGGTATATTTAGAGAAGGAAGATACGATAAAAAATTAGCAAAGTTTAAAGGAACTGAAAAGATCCTATACAACGAAGTTTAAAAAATAAAATAATAAAAATGAGTAATATTTTTGTAGGTCAAGAATCATGGCTAGACGACATAGAACCAGGAAATGATTGTTTTAATACATTTGTATTAGAATTAGCCGATGATGTTACAGGTTCTTGTATGATCCCAATGAATTTACCAAAAAAGGAAGTTCAAAACATAGTTAAAAGAGCTAAAAAATGGTTTTATAAAAACTATGAATATTCTGTCAAAGAAAGTTTTGTGGTTTTACCTCACGCTCTATTTGAGTCTGACAAATTTAAAGCAACAAGATCTTTTACACTACCAGGAATGGACCCATCAACTGGCGGAAACGAAATATACTCAGTGTATGGTTGTTCAGAAACTGGTTCAAGATGGGGAGGTTCAAGCGATATTGATTTTCAAAAAGGAGATTTCAGTATGGAAAGAATGATGATGCAAGGAACATATGGCGGTGCAAACACAGCAGCAGCTGCAGAAAACCTACAATCATATGTAATTAACGAAAGTTTTTATGATCTTGCTAGACAAATCATAGATAACCCAATTAGTTTTAATTATAACCAATTAACACACGAACTTAAATTCACAGGAGAAACACCTAAAAGAGATATTATACTTGAAGTTTACGAAACTATTCCGGAATGCGCTCTCTTTGGAGATGAAGCATTCTTTAGATATTGTGCAGCAAAGATCAAAGTTTCTTTAGGTCAAAAACTAGGAATATTCGGATTTACATTACCTGGAAATATTCAAGTAAATGCAGATCTTATACAGGGATTAGGAGAAGGAGAATTAGAAGCAATAATTGAAGAAATAAAAGGAGACGAAGGAACGGATTGGATGATGCATTCTTAAACGTATATATAATCATATGGAGTTTTACGTAAAAAATATTGGGGAACCTAACTATAAATCTGATGTAATGCAACAGGACAGTGAATTGTCAATGTTGTTAACGCAGATACAAACAATGCTTTTCACTAGAAAGGGAGAAGTATTAGGGCAACCTAATTTTGGAGCAAACTTAGAAGATTATGTATATGAGTTAAGATATAATGACTATCAATTAAAAACAGTTATTGATAATCAAATAGCTGAATTTATACCACTAGCTTCTAAATATAACGTTAGTGTTGGTATTGAAGTAGTCGATGATGTGGCAAACCACGTAGTCTTTTTAGATATTACAGTAGATTCTAGATTCCAATTAGGAGTCTATATATAAAATTATAAAAATAAACAATGGCTGAATTTAAATTTTTAAATGCAACTAGATTAAGAGCAAACGAAATGATCTCAGATACGAGGTCATATATTTCTCGTTTATATGGAAGGACTGGCGAATTATTCACAACAGCGTCTCCATTCTCTCAAGTATTAGATGTATTATCTGAAATAACTAAACTTATTTTCTTCTACATAGAAGACGCAACGGTTGAACAAAATATATTAACTGCACAAAATAATGAATCTATTTATGGACTTGCTAGATTAGCAGGGCACGACGCATTTAGAGGAGCAAGTGCATACGGTGAAATAAAAATAAGATTAAACACGACAGCAGCTACTGATATTGCAGGAGACGCTCTTAACATACCACAAAATTCTATTATAAAATGTACGTCTAATGGTTTAGAATATATTTTAAAGACAAACAACGATCAATTTAGAATTGAAAAAAGTAATGTTAACTATATTTATATTCCAGTAACCCAAGGTAAAATAGAAACTCAAACAATAACAGCAACTGGTGAAAAATTACAATCATTCAATGTAATTACTAAGAAAAACACAGATCACCATTCAGTTAGAGTTAGTGTTAACAGTGAACTATGGACTAAATATGATTCACTATACGATATGAAAGTTGGTACCAAAGGATATTTAGTTAAAACTGGAATCAACGGAGGATTAGATATTTATTTTGGAAATGGTTCTTTTGGTGAAATTCCAGCCTCTGGTTCTTCTATTGATGTAGAATATTTAATTACTGACGGAGCAAAGGGTAATTTAACAGGATCAAAGGATCTTACTTTTAAATTTATAACTGAAGGATTTGATTCTTTAGGAGAAACTTATGACTTAAATGAGTTATTAGAATCATCTTTTACTGCGGCACCTAAAATGGGAGCAGATCCAGAACCTACTGAATTAACTAAATTAATTGCCCCATTGCAATCTCACTCATTTGTATTGGCAAACCCAGAAGCATTCGAGCACTTTCTATCAAGATACGGAATGTTCTCTTATTTAGATGCATACAATACAACAGATGACGGATACATTGACGATGATAACGTGATTTATTTATTCATGCTACCCGATACTGCTAGAAAATTAACTAAGAATAAAGATTACTTTAACTTAGAATTAGATGAATTCTTTTTCTCAAGTGATGAAAAGAATGGATTCTTAGAATTACTTGAAAATAGTGGCCAACAAATGGTAACAACTGAAGTTAAGATCGTTGAGCCAGATGTTCAATATTTTAGTATGGATGTAAAGGTTAGATATTTTGAAGGTTATAATAAACCAGCACTGTATTCTGAAATCAGATCTAAAATATCAGACTATTTAATTAATATAACAAGAAGAGATCGTTTACCAAAGTCAGACATCATAGCCCTTTTAGAGAGCATTGAGGGGATTGATTCCGTAAATGTAAGATTTATCTCGAAAGTAGAAGAAGATGCAAGGAGACAAGGATACTACACTCTAGAGAAAGTTATGGTAACACCATCAACTCCTATATTAGAAGACATTGGTAATGGAAAACAAAAATATGTTTTCTTTAAGAGAACAGTTACTGAAAGAAAGATAAGTTTTGAACCTAATGCTGCTTTACCAGAGGATGTTATTAATTTAGATTCTTTTGGAGATATTTTATTAGGTAAAGAAGAAGTTGCCTTATTTAGAGGAGGTTGGTTAGATCGTGATGGAGTTGAAATCCCAGACGATGCTAAACTAGGAGAACAGGCTGCACTATCAATTTACTTTGATGAACCCGCAGTACCAAACACAATATTTTCTAAAATACAAGCTAAAAATAGAAAAGCACTATAATGGCATCATTAATACAAAATCTATTTAAGAGCAGACAGAAAAGGAATTATAGTATTCGAGAGAGTGCGATGGATAATCGCAAAAACTTAGGTAATGATTATACAAATAACATGCTAAGAAAATCTATTTCTCCTTATATTGTTAGAAATAATAGAATGAATGATTTTATAGTTTTAATCCAAAAGGTATTATCGGATCTAGTTGGTTCGGTAACTTATTTAAAAGGATTCAAATCATTTACAACTAAAAAAGATTATAAAAACTTTAGATAATGGCAAACACTTATAGCAATCTAAGATTTTTTGATAGTGAATCTAATGACTTAAATTTAATTTATGACAATGAATTAAATATTTGGAAAGGGGTTTCATATTTACCAGTTGTTTCTACTGAGCTATATGAGACATTAACTTTACATATATTAGAAGAAGTCGTAGGGCCTTTAGGTGAAAAGTTACACGTAACTCCAATTGCAGAATCTACTGGTGAAGTTTCTTTTAAATTTAGATTTAAAGATGACTATAATACGAGCGAAGATTTATTTCTATATAGTGCTAAGCAAGATTCAGGAGAATTATACATACAAATAGATAATTCACAAGTAGGTCAACTACTGCCGGCAACTACTTCAACCTCAACATCTAACGATATAAAAGTAGTTACAGATAATTTAAAAGCCACACCAATAACTGCACAAGTTGCACTAAATTCTAGTGATGAAGGTTTTCACATTAGAACTTTAAGCATTACTGAATTAGTTGATGGTGTTGAAACTAGAGAGATTGCACAAATTAAAGTATACGGTGAAGTCGAAGGAGAGGATGAAAGACTAAGAACTTTACTTTCTAACATGGGAATGAACTTAGATGATTTAGATTATTTTATCTTTAAAGATTCTAACATACAAGAACAATCTCCTGATTTTATTATATTAAATCAAAAGCGTAAAGAATTACTTTTACAAGCTTCTCAAATCAAGCCATTTATTGGAACGTATAAAGCTCTGCTAAATGCAATTGATTTCTTTGGATACGATAAAATCACACTAAAAGAATATTGGCTAAATATCAATGAACAATCTGAAAACTTTGGAAAATTAAAAGCAGTTGCTGTTCCAAATCAAGATGTTGTTGGTTTCTTAGCTGACAAAAATAAAGGAGGAGAGTTACCAAACTCAAATCAAAAGAAAACCTCAAGGTTTAGTTTAGTGTATCGATTAAATACACCAACAGGGCTACAAGATGAGTGGGATATTCCAACAGTACAGGAGACTATTGACTATTCACCAGATGAAGTTTTAATTAAATTATACGGATTAAAAAAGAAATTACAAAAAGATTATCTTCCACTGCAAGCTAAGATTGTAGATATTACAGGTGAAGGTGATTACTTTTCTCAATTTAATCAAAACGTTTGGAACAACCAACAATCTATTAAAACACAAGACGCTGGGGTTGAATTTAACCCTGTCATTGAGCCGTCTGGTAGAAATATATTTATAGAAGATTTACGTAAAGTTGATTATAGACTTACAGGATTTGCACAGGACTTTGGTTCTATTAGTTCTTCAGATAAATTAACTATCGCGGAATCTATTACTGATTTTTATACAGAATATTACAATAGCAATTTAGATACATTTAACACAATTGATGGAATTCCAATTGGAGCCCCAATCAATTTACACATTGAAGGAATTGAAGACAGCTGGGATGCTGCTGAATTTTCTTTTATGGATGCCGAAGATACTGGTAATCACCTATTGACTTGGGATAATTGGTGGCATCGTGGAGTTTACGAAATTGAATGGGTATTAAGAGGACCAAAGAATTATCTAAGATCTTTCAGAGGGCCTATCGAAGAATATTTGCATTTTCCAATGACTTTACCTTATGTTGGTACTTATACTGTTGAGGCAAATGCATACGATTTATATAACGTTAAAAGTACTAAGATTTTAAAAGATGCGATTGAAGTTAAAAACAAAAACGTTGAAGTTTATGGATTGACTCAATTAGCACCTAAAAAATTAGACTGGAAAGAATATAAACATAAATGGGATACTGCTGGTTCTAGTTGGGATTGGTCAAGAGAAAATATCACGCCAGTTGATGAAGTAATTGGAACTTATTATTTAACAATGGATCGTGCAAATTACATATATGATCAAAATCAGTATGGAATAGCAGCGTCAACTGTTAGGAGATATTTAGATTCTAGTAGTGCAAGTGGTTTTAGTGAAACTGCTGGCCCATATCAATGGGCATCTCTTAAGGCGCATGTATGGGACGACGGACCGGAGATTACTTGGAAAATGACAAGAGTCGGCGCAGACATTAATTCTTCTTTTCAGATAGATTTAACTAATGTAATACAAGGAGATGTTTTAACAATTACACAGGAAGATCCGATAACTGGAGATTCTATCGAAGATTCATATACAATTACATCTACACTACCAACTTTACATACTGAAATCTCTTTATGGAATGACGTTGCGTTTGAATTAAGAACTTTAGATCCAGAAGAGCATCCATTGTTTTCTAAATTTAATTACAATCCAATTTTAAAAGACATAGATGCGGACGGTACTGAAGATAAATGTGAATATATATTAGTAGTTGGAAAAGAACCTTCTAGGAGTTTTGATTTTAAATCAATATCTTTTTTAAGTTCTGTGAATGCAATCAACGAGGAGATTAACTTTATAAGTTATAACCCTAGTTTTGATGACACATATATAGTAAATAGTATGGCGGAATTGCATCTTTTAAATCATATGACATTTTCGTATGATTTAAGTAACATGCCAGGAATAATTAGCCAACAGTGGAAATTAACTAACAATACATTAAATATCGAAGATATATATTATAGTAATCCAATATTAACTCACTTGTTTAGCGACAAGGGATATTATACAATATCTTTAGATTTATTGGATTCTAACGGAAATAAAAACACAGTAAATAAAAACATATTAAAAATTATTTAAAATGGCAAGTATCACAACAATTTTAGGAACAGATAGTCTATCTTCGTCAAGAATCGTATTAAACGATAATTTTCAGCAGATGAACGACGAGCTGATTAGCATCGGTAATTTACTTGATGTTAATACTCAAACACTAACCCTTACCGGGGCGGTTGCAGCATCATCATTAAATATCTCTGGTGTATTATCTGCAGATTCAACTTCAGTTATATTATCAAAACCGACAACAATCGAAGGATCATTAACTTTAGAAGAAGGTTTAATTTATTCTGTATCTACCGGTGCAGTATCAGTTATGCCCTCAACTTACACAAAATCAACATACGTTTTAGACGGTTCTGTTTTAACAGGAGTAAATGTAGTTGCATTAGGAGTAGAAGGACAATGTGTAACTTTTATCGCAGATGAAGATACTCAAATCGATGCATCTAACGTTGCGGGGGTTTCAGCTAACTTCACAATTAACGATAACGGAACATTAACACTAAGACAAGTTAATTCATTATGGTATGTAATTTCTCATGCTAACACGACATTAACATTCTAAAAAAATAAAACAAGTAAATGGCTACACCATTAATTAGAATTCCTCAAGAACAGGGAGGTACTATGTACGCTTTTTCTAGTGCTGCTAGAGATCTTACACGCGCATACTATAATCCAGATGTTGTTTTTGAATATTCGAAATTCGCTCTATTAGATTTACCAGTGGTTGCAGAACCTTCAGGTAATTCAACAAACAATTACATACAATTCGGTAATTTACATGAGGGTGGACCAGTTGCTGTTGACCCGGTAACCGGCTTACCAGGGATTGCACCTAATTATGATGCGACTTCTCCGGACGATAACGCAAATCGCCATTTTGCTACTACGTTCCAGAATTATGCGCTCAACCTTGAGAATTTTATCTTAACGGATGACGATTTTGATAGCACAATATATGCATCTGATTCAGAAAAAATCTTTTTTAAATGGTTAAATGAAATTGGAGCATTTAGAACAAGACCTGCTAATTCGCAAGAAGCAACTTCAGGTTATAATAGAGTAGTTGAAGAAGATGATTCAATTCAAAGTGGATCTGAATACGGCCAAGTAGTGAAATACTTAGGAAATGTAGACGTAACTAATGATAAAAATTATAACGGTGATACTTATAATGAAGTTTTCATTAATGTTCCTACTTCAGCTGGATACACTCCAACAGTTTTATTTAAAAATTCAACCTTTAACACAACAGCTACCGCATATCAGCCAGGTTCTTATATTAACGGAAGAGATGGCCAAGCTCACCCAGATTCTAATATTTCATTAGAGTCTCTTGCAGATTCTGAAAACGGTACAATTAATATCGATCCGAATTCAACATACAATTACGGAATTGAATGGAATCCAGTATCTTATGCTGCAATTGATGCAGACTCTAAGTTAAGTACAATTCAAGACTACTCGAAAAGAGGTGGAGATTTTAGATTCAATGCAATTTTAGTATACTATGATGTTTACTCTAAATCAAACCCAGGAAATAGAACAACTAACCTATATGGTGTTATTATATTAGACAACTGGAAATATGATCCTGCTAATACGGGATGGTATCTACCTGAATTAAGTAAATATAAGCCAAACGAAGTAACTGGACTAAACGGAAATGCATTTGCTTTAAAATTAAACGTTAAGTTTAATTCATCTTTAGATAATGTAGGTATTGAAACAAACATCAATGACTTTACAACGTTCTCGATGGATTTGTTTTTTGATACTACAAGTTCTTTAGAAAATGCTGCTAAAATATTAGCAGAAGCTAGTCATAGATTTAATATCATATCTAACAGATTAGATAGTTTAGAAAATTTAATGATGACTTCAGTTGATCAAAGCTCTATCTCTGTTAAAGTAGAAGCATTAGAGCAATCTATCGAAGATGCATCATTAAACTTTAGCAATGCTGGATCAATCTTAGATATTATATCTAAGACAAATGACAGATTAAACCAGGTTATCAGTGGTAAGATTCCAACAGCAGTTCAATACAACACAGACGTTATTGCAGCTGGAAATGGTATCTTAATAGATAAAAGTAACCCGGAAAAAATAAAAATACAAAACACAAACAACGGATATAGTCTTAATGAATTACACACATACGATTCTAGTGGAAATGTTGTTGTTGATAAAATAAGTGAAACATCACCTTGGAATCCTCAACAAGCTGCATCTGGTATTGGGATATGGACAAGACTTAAGAGATATGATAATCTAATTAGAATATACACTGAGCAAGGAGAGACGTTCACTAGTGATTTGGATATATACTTAGATGACAGCGTTATCCCTGTTAAATTAGGACATATTGTTAAATTAGCTTTTAAAACACCTATTTTAGACTTAGATAATAATGGAATTAATATATACGTAGGTAAAAAAGATAAATGGGTATTAAAAAATACGATCAACTCAACCGATCTATTAAGTAATAAGCCATATATCGAATTAGTTTGCGTTGACGAAATAAACAAGACATTCGAACTTGAAATTATAAGATAATTATGAGTGCACAAAATTCAATATCACAATTACTCGAACAGTTTCTAGAATTAAACACTAATTCACTAGAAACTTTCAATCGTATTAATGAAGCGATCTCAACTGATAAAGAAACAGTTACTGTAGATTTATGGGACCCTTCTGGCGAAGGAGTTAAGTCCGTGCAGATTCCTGCGTTTGGATATTTAAAAAGAGAAATTGAAAGACTAAATAAAAATTTAGAGTCTATTTCTGGTGTTGAAGGTAATGGAGCAAATGTAAGATTAAAAGATGGTTCTTATAGAAAAGTATATACTTCTAAACTTAAAGGTCCTTCTAAGCCAATCACATCACTAGCAGCACCTACTCAATTTAATACAAAATTAAATGAATTCTTTGAGGACTTTTTAAATCCTCTATTAACTGTTAAACTAGATGTTAGCGGTCAGATTCCAGTGGAAACTGAAAGAGTTTATATTGAAAGATTTATCTTTGATTCAACTGACGGAAATACTTCTGATTCTTTTGATGAATTATACAAAGGAGAAAGCGAAATTACATATAAGGCTTTACAAGATAAAATTACAGAAGGCGGTTTAAAATATTATTTAGACTCAGAAGTAATTGAAATGCCAATTAGATCAATACAGTATTTTGGTAACTTTGATGTGACTAAAATATCTAATGAGCAGAAGTCACAAGTTGTTGATGGTATCACTCGAACTAAAACAGTTAAGTTATTTACTCTTGACAAACTGACATACTCAGATGCATCTAAAACACTTCTAGAGACTGAAGTTTTAAAAGTTTCTGATTCATTAGTAGTTAATTCTGGAGAGCTAAAGACCAGATATATTGTAAGATCTATTGATAGTTCAACATCACAAATTGAATTAGAGTTAATTGAAGGATTTGAATCGATTAAAGTAGGTTCAAATGTGTTATCAGTATATAGAGATATTGACACAGACTTAGACGTTGAAATTAAGGTAGGATTTGATGAAAGACAAGTAATATTTATCAAACCAATTGATCCTTTATCAAACATACCGGCAAATGAATATTCTCCGGGTATTGGTTTTTATTCAAACGAATTACAAATAGCAGCCGAAGACGGTACTATTAAAACATTAGCATCTTATTATAAAAATGAGGTTGCTGATTTTGGGCAATTTATTAAAGCACTTAAAGTAGATTATATTCCACCAGCAGCAGTTGGTATAAAGCCGGATTCTCCAGCAGTTTCTACTAATGATTTAAAAGTTATCCAAATAAACAAGCATTTAACAGATAACACCACAACTAAAAAAATTAAACAACTTAAGTCAGATAAATTAGCAGCTGAACAAAGTTTAAAGAATATTAATGAGGCTATTAAGGTTAAAAAATCTCTACTAAATACTAAGAAATTTAAGTCTAAGGTTGAGAGAGATAAACAACTTAATGAATTTAAAGCCCTTGTAAACGAAAAAGCATCTGAAGTTAAATTATTTGCATCTATTGTTTCTGAAATTAAGGCAGCAGCAGAATCGGCAGATATTTCTTCAGCTACTCCAAAATTTAGAGTTAGAGGATTCTGGCCTATTCCGGCACCCAAGACTGTTGGTGATGAGCTTTCGCAAGAAGTAGTTCAATTTAAAACTAGATATAGATACGTTTCTACTTCTGGAAAAACATCAAACATTGATCAAATCGCGTTTGATGACACAACTAACGGTACTAAAAAGACTGCAGCATTCTCAAACTGGATCGAAGTCGATGGACCTGTTAGAAAGAGAGAGTTAAACGAAGACGGTAAATATGAATGGATAGTTGAAAGCGAAGAAGATGCACAAGCAGTTAATTTTAATTCAATTGATTTACCAATAAGATCTGGAGAAATTGTTGAGATTATGGTTAAATCTGTTTCAGAAGCAGGTTTCCCAGCTAATCCAATAACAAGTGAATGGACTGATGTTATTAAAGTAGAATTCCCAGAAGGTGAATTATCTACAGAATCACTAGCTGGCTTAATTTCACAAAACGAATTAGACAATTTAAAAGTTTCTTTAAAAGAAGACTTAGAATCAGTTGGTGTATATGATCACGTTGGAGATTCATTTACTGTAAACGAAAAATATTTTGCACACAATGCCTCTTCATTAGCGTCAGGCTTTTTAACAGGAGAGCAAAATCCAATTTCAGTATATGATAAGCTTTTAGAACTTCAAAACGAAGTAGAATCTTTAAGAGCTCAAATCGACGGTACTATTGGAGAATTACTAGTACAAATAATCGATGAAGATGGTAATGTAACGCCAGTATCTAATAATAGTAAAGTTAAACTATTTGCTGGATATTATATTGATGAAATTCCAACAGGAGCAGGTGGTAAAGGATTCATCGTTACTAAAAACTTTAAAATAAATCTATCTAATACTAAAGCGTCTAACTTAGAATTAATCGCAAGAATATTAGGAGATGTTGAACAACCTGCATACTCTTCTACCGATACTCAAGTATGGGGAAGACAAACAGGGGCAGTTGATCCAATAATAGCAGCAGATACATATTATACAACCGAAGGAAAATACGACTTAGTACCTGTTGTTTATCAAAATTTAGATGCTACTGAATCTGACGAAACATATTTCAATGATAGTCCGGTACAGTCATCTCAACTAAGAGGTCAATTTATGTATTCAAGGTTTATGAATCTTGCAAACGACAATGGGCATTATTTAAGAGACATTGATGGTAGTGATGGAGACATTGATTTAGGTGATACTTCAGGGTATGACAAATATGAATATGGTATTAATGATGCATATAAAATAATAGGGGTAACTGATATTGCAAACGGATCAAAATCATTTACAACTGCACAACAAGAAGCATGGGGAACGTTCGTGCAAGGGGATACTAGTTTTATCTGGAACGGTGAAACTGAACTTGATCGTAATTTAATATCACCGGACAATGTTACAGTATCTTTATACGATAATGCAATATTTATTCACGACTCTCACCCATATTCACAACAAGCAAAAGGTACTGATGGTTTAACAGCACTAGATATCGCTAAAAACGGTCTAATTGGATTACCTAAAACAGCACCTAGAAGAGCTAGTGATTTACATGGAAAACAACAAACCGCATTTAAATTAACTCCGACTATTATTGATGCTACTAATGGAAATTTAACGTATGGTACAAGAACTGCTTTAAAAAATTCATTTGAACCGAATGATCAATACTTATTAGGAGGACATTCATGTGGATCTTTCTTATACATATCTCCGCTAGGTAAAGACGCCTTAACAGTTGATGCTAGTAATAAAAGGGGTAAAAAGATAATCGAAGGAAATAGCTCTAACGCAATAACGGTTGATTTAGTATATCAATACAGAATGACAGATTATTATGGTGAAGAAGATACTACTAGAGGTAGAGTTGGAGGTATACTTACTAACACTTTACAAAATTTAACATATTCTAAAGTAATTGGTATAGATATCGTAGATTCAAACGGTAATGATTTCCAATTCGATATTGAAGTATATTCTAAATATAGAGCGACTGGTAAAAATATAAATTCTATAACGTCATCAATGTTAACTAATTATACAACAACCGGTAAATATACTCCGTTTAGAGGTAGAAACGTTGATTTTTCACTACCTAACATTAGAGAAGAATTTTAGACATAACCTGATAAAGGGACCTCTTAAAATTATGATATATAATTTAACTAAAAAGAGGTCCCAGTAATGGCTATAAATTTTAACACAAATAATAAAGAGGAGGAATCTTCATTCGCACTACTAAGAACAAACCCAAAGTTAACTAGCAATTTAAAGTTAATTGTTGATTCTGCGGAGAATATGTTTTTAGGTGCCTTTAAGGCTAACAAAGTTCTTTCAAAGGTAGAATATCAAAAGTTTGAAGTTTCAGATACAGGAATTTACTCAAATGATGTTGCTCGATTTTTTAAAGGAGCACCTGTTGACGAAAGGTTTCAAACATTAAAAAAATACTCTGACATTACTCCATATTCAGATTACTCATTTCAATATGAGGATCAATATAATTATGGTGCAAGTTTTAATTCAACTAAGCTATACGACGAACAGTATAAGCTTTTTGCTCCTATCTGGTTAGACCGTAGAATCCCTAAAAAATTCATAGTATATCGAGTTGATGATGTTGATTATAAAAACAAATACAACGAAAATACTCTCGGTCAAAATGATAGAATTCTAGAGTTATTAGAATCTGCGACAATTGTTAAAGCATTTGATCTTACTAGAAAAAGTAACATTGGAAGATATCTACATTCACATGTATTTGATAAAGGCATGCCAGAGTCTGCTATTGAATTTAACTTTTCAGACAACTGTGCCGTATTATACAAAGGAATCGATACAACTAAAGGCGGATTTGTTTCTAAGAAAGACTTTATTGCAGAAGACTATATTCAGCAAGATAATTTAGAAATTAACACCAATGAAATAATTACAAAAGGGTTTGAAAGACATGGTGTAATCTCAGCTAATTTAATTAATCTTGAGTTTATGTTTGATGATTATTCAGCAGAAGATTATAAGATTTACAGGTACTTTGGATTATATGTTGATGATATTGAAGAAGGTACTTTTAATATTAACTCAGTATCTTCTAATAACGTTGTAAGTATTGAACCAAATACAACACACACGGTATATGACGTTGTCGGAGCGGGAATAACTCACGAGGATATGTTACCAAAAACTGCTGAGCTAAAGTTGCCTACGCTTTCTTATATTAATTTAGGAGAAGATTCATTTTTACATATAAAGAACAATCAAAAGGTAGAAAATTTACAAATACCAGTTACTAGCAGTATTGATATTAGTAGTTTAATAAAATCAACTAATTATGCAATTGCACAAAATAAACTGCAAGCTCTTTCTAAAAAAATTATAAACAAACCATTTATAAAGTTTGAAATAACGAACAGGCCAATAATAAACGATAGATTTTATATTGGGGATAAAACAGAGATTGAAATATCAAATCATGTTATTTATGATTTTACATTAATAGCAGATGATAACTTACCTGCTGGTAATTTCTCTGGTAATAAGTTTTCAAACCAAGGTACTTTGGAGCAAGTTGCAATAACTATTAGTAGACTGATTGCAGATATATCTAATTATAAAACAAAAGTAGACGGTAGATCTGTTATTGTTGAAGATTATGCAAATGGAGATAATAGAAATAGATTATCATTCGGACTATATGATTTAAATGCTTCTGATTTTATAAATATTGAAGTTGCTAAAGAAGATCATACAGGGTTACAAAATTACACAGGTACTCAATTTGATGACTGGTCATTATATACCGCATCGGGCGGATCTAAAGTAGGAGCTGCTTTCTTGGTAGATGCTAGCGAATTAGGAGAAGCCAGCGTAGGCCAATATGTAAAGCATTCTAATTTAACTAAATACTTTAGAATAATAGATATTGTAGAGGACCATGCAAATAAAGACACGTATAGAGTTGTTTTAAATAATGAATTTAAAATACCAAGTGACGGTACAATTCAATTATACAATAAGTTTACCCCTAGTTTTGGTAAATTTAGTGCGTATTCGATAAAAGATTTTGATTTTGATTTTTATTCAACTAAAAATTCAGAATTAGGAGAATTAGAGTATGAATCTTTTGGTGAAGGTTATGTGCCTTCTGATAATTTTGCAGGATTGTCTCCCGTATTATATCAAGAGACTATAGAAGAAAATGCGGCAGCTGCTAACATTAGCTCAGAATATGATAGATTACATGAAAACGAGTTAAAGGAAACCTCTCTTAAAAGTAGAATAGTACCTACCATTATGAAATATTCATTAAAGAATGGTACAAACGCTAGAAATTTACCTTATATTTTAAATATAAGTGAAGCATTCGGTCCTAACAATCTTTCTCCTGAAATAAGATTAGAATCAGGTAGAAATTATGATAACTTAAATATGGAGCATTTCCATTTTAACGAAATACCAGCAAGTTTTCATGATAACAATACCCTCACTGGATTATCCTCATTCACGAGCTTTACAACAACTGAAGGAATAAGTTTAGGTCAATTAAAATCTACCTTAGTAGATTATTTTAGTCTGTACTTTAGATGGAATGGAGCAGTTAATCAAAATGACGGAATGTGGATAGATGATAAATCTAAAAAGCTATACACTAAATTCAACGGAGGTACGTCTGAGTTAGAACCTAGTACAGTATTTAGAGGATTGCGATATATTTATAAAAAAAGAAAGGAGTTCATTAAAAGTGCTCCTACCTCATTTGAGAAAACAACAGATGTTAATTCTTTTAAATTTGGAGTTACGCTACAATATGAGAAAGATGGAGAATCTAATTCAGTACAATATCGAGTTATTAAAAACGACACATTTAAATTTATTTGTGTAGTTATTACAATAAATGTTAAAGAAAATATAGTAGATTACTTAGATCGTTCATCGGTTTATGAATTACAAGATATTAAAGAAGAAATATTAGACGTTAACGGCGATCCTATTGATAGTATTATTGACACAGATATATCTTTTGAAATAGACTTAAGTAGATCTGATTGGCCACAAAATCCTAATGATGAAGTTATAGTATATGCAAGTCAATTAGCAGTAAGTGGAGGAACATCTGCATTTACTAAAGAGATTACGCTGAATGAAGATGGAAAATATTCATGGATATATTTTCCATATGAAGCAAATGGACAAACTCAATACGCATGTATGAAGGTGGTTTCAATTATTAATGACGATCAAATTATTGTTTCTGGATTACCTATCCCATTCACGTTAGAGGATGGTCCAGTCTTTGGAGGATTTCCATTAGATCCACAATTATTAGACTATATACCAACAAGTACTGTGTTTAAATATTGGAGAACTGGTTCAGCGGGTTGGAAAAATATACTAGAAGAAATAGTATCGTACAACTTTGCAAAGAGATTTAATAATTTTGGAGAAGTATTTTATACTAGAGTAGATGGTAATTTTCCAGATCAAGAATTTATTGATGATTTTGTTTTAGAAGTACAAGACGGTGTTGAAGTAGTTAAACCTTCAGTGCTTGATACTGCAATTGACGGCGACAGACCAAGATCTTATAGATTAAGTTCAGAAGAGATTGGTAAAATATTAAAAGAAAGAGAAGATGGTGGATACTTTACTGTTCTAAGAAGAATGAATGGCGAATATAATCCAATGTTTAACGATGTAGTAGATTTCACAGATATCTATACAGTACAATCTACCTTAATTCCAGATTTAAATATAGTTGAAGGATTATTACAAAGTCCAGCCCCTGGTAATTTTGCTAACGCTAGAACAGGAGGGGATCTAGAAGGTATTATTATACCTTATCCAATAGACCACCCAGGAAGTCAATCGGACGCTGAAGTGACATTAACCCAACAAACTATTGGATTATACTCAGATGAAATAGAAGATAGATGGAGAGAAAGATTAATATACAATAAATTTAAAAACTTAGGAATAGCGTTTGCATCTTATAAAAATGTAAACGAATCTTATGGTTACGTAAATAATTACTATTATCATAAAGTAAATGATGAAAATTCTAAAAATTTATTAAAACTATCAGAAACATCAGATAAATTACCACTATATCCTGTTATTGGAGAGATCGCAATTGATAAAAAAGATTTTAATATATTTAAGTCTAAGTATGCTAGCGATTATTTTACAAAATCTATCGCAGGGGCAACTAGTGAAGAAGTTTATGGAACTTTAAGCCCTGTAGAATTAAAGTCATTTATGGCTTCAACAATTATGAAGGTTAAAGATCAATATGATTTAACTAGTTTTTCAGATACGTTAGAAGAATCTCTTGATTCTTTAGATTATATTAGATTTAATAAATTAAATAAAACAGCAATCCACTGGATTGAAAATGATTCAGAAATTATTGCAGATTTTTATTTACCAAAAACAATATATAACGAATTACTAGAAGATGGGATTCAACATAAATTTAGTAAGTATTTAACTTCTGAAAATTCTTTCGGAGACAAATCAACAATACAAGATGATTTAGAAAAATATGTTTATTCTAATATTGTTTCTAGATTTATTATAGACAGCACCGAAATATATGGAATCTCTGGTAAAAATATAACAACTAGTTTTATCTCAGTTAATTCACCAGAAGAATTAACCGATGGTAGATTTGTTAAACAAACAAACTTTGATATTCAAGGATATCAGAATGACGGTTTAAGTTTTAGATTAATATATAATAAAAAACCAGGTTTTAAATATCATTTAAAACTACATATCAAAATACAAGCGTAACCAATATGTCAATAAATATTAAAGAAATATTTAAGAGTGATCTAGATCCTAACAGTTCTAATTGGTGGGCAAAAGATAAAATAGATAAACTTAATTTTAATTTTGGTCAACTATCAAACGGAGGAATGTCAGGTCCTATGGGAAGTCAAGGAATTCCTGGAGAAACTGGTATTAGAGGAGATCAAGGTGTAGAAGGATCACAAGGACCTAGAGGAACTCAGGGATTTGTTGGAACGCCAGCAATATCAATATGGAAATCAAATATTGGTCAAAATAATATAACGCTACTGCCAAATGCAATGCAAGGTGTTGAATTCTCAGCAGTAGGTCTTATAACAGGTAAAAATAATCAACCTAATAGTGATTATGATGTAGCACTTCCATTTGACGGAATATCATCGACTGCTGCTGTATTTTATGGAGCAGTAGATAGAGCTAATTTTGCGTTAGATAATGATTTTGAAGTTGCTTCTGGTAAACATACATTTGCAAACAATACATTAAATATTGGAGATCCAATTAATCAAAATGGTAATTTGCATATTAATTTTGATTTAGATAATACTACAATTAATTTATACACGTCGAACAATGATGTTGGTGATAATGTAGCAACACAATCTGCAATTACCTTTCAATCTACTTTATTAAAAATAGACAAATCAAGTATATTTAATGAGGAAGTAAATATAAACACTCTAAAATATACACTAAACGCAGCAAACGATCAAGTCTTAATTTCAACAGATAATGATGGAACAGTTATTTGGAAAAGTAAGTATGAAGTTTTTGGAGCTCTTCCAATTGGTTCAATTATGTCGATTCCTTTTAGTGAATTTAACGAAACTAACTTTCATCTATACGCTGATAATCCTATCACTGATGGAGTTGATGGTTTATTACAAAACGTGCATGGTAGAGGAAGATTAGATACCGCATTTGAAGGATGGTATTTATGTAATGGACAAACTTGGGAACTTGGAGGTATAGTTTCACATGATGTTCCTAACTTAAATTCTTATAATTTTACTATAGATTCTAACGGACTAGATCAAGATCAAATAACAAACGGAGGTGATAATACACCTATAATAATCGGAGGTGCTAGTTTAGAAATAGACGCAAATTACAACGCAACAAGCACAGGATATGATATTGATACACTTAATATTAACACTACTGATATACAGCACAGCTGGAGTACATTATCAAACACATACGAACAAACTAGAATGATTCATTTAATTAATTTAGGTGAAACTTCTTTATATTGGAAATCAGTTCCCGGTGCGGTTATACCAACAGAAACGATTCAACTTTCTATTCCACAAGATACTTCACAAGCAGCCTGTGATGCAATTACACAATTACAATATACATGGACTGGGGTTGGAATAGATTGGGTAACCGGTAATGTTTCCGGAACACAATTATATTTTAACGGAGCGCTTGCAACCGGAAACAAATGGTATGAAAAAGACGGAACAGCAAGGCTATGGACAGGTACAACATGGAGCACTACCAACATATGTTTAGGTATAACAGGATACCCTTTACACTATTCAAGTGACGACGTTAGAGATTTAAACTGGGCAACACCGCCAGCTGGTCAATATATTAATTATATAATAGACGCAACTGTATTAAAGTTTGCAACAACAATAAAGAACCTAAATGGAACTTTTGCAGCGGCTGGCTGGTATCGAGCAACTGATAGTGCTCAAACCGCATGGTATAGAGTTTATTGGGACGGATCTCAAATACAGCATAGAACTGCAAGTAATTATATACACTATGCTGGTAAATTAACTCCATATGCATTGACTGGCCCTAATGCATGTTTTTCAACTGAAAGCGACATTGATGTATATTACCACTCTGTAAATGCAATGGCATATAATTCAAACATCTTATTTAATTTACATGCAAATAGTAATACACTAGTGGTTAATAAAAATTGGATTGCTAATACATCTAATGATATTGGAAAATATAATCTAGAGTATATTGCAAATCAAAATAGACCAGGGGCATCAGTGCCTTGGGCACAATTAGTAGAAATGCTACCGGGATCTACTGTATTTGCTAGTATAACGACTAACAGTAAGTTAACAAACTATAATACATGTATATAGTCCTGAATATAAAAGAATATATAGAATATAAATAAATATAGATTTAAAAATGGCGATTAATTTAAAACAAATATTGTTATCAGACACAGATAACATAAAACTTGAAAAGGTTAATTATAACTTTGATCAAATAGTTGCCAATGGAGGAGGACCTCAAGGAGTTGTTGGAGACCCAGGAGCTATGGGATATCAAGGAGTTACTGGATACCAAGGAGATCAAGGAATACCTGGCGAACAGGGATTTCAAGGAGCTGATGGAGATAGTGGAGAACTTGTTTGGAAAGAAAACCTAGGATCAGCCTCAAAAACTATATTGCCAATACATGATGCATTAACAACACCTAACGCACCGACAATTGCAATTGGTTATAAATCTAATTCTCAATTTTACATAAATGAAGTTGAAGAATCTACATCTTTATTAATTAACAAAGATGATGTTTTACAAAATAACTTAGAATTAAGAACTGAAGGTAGCTTAGATGCTTTTTATTATAGATTAAGAACTGACAATAGTATACATACAATGCAAACTGGGTTTAAATTAAGCTCAGGTACTGCGGTTTTAAATCAGTATGCAAGCGAATGGAACTGGATTAGTGAAACTACACAGAATACGCTAATAACGCTTGATAGCACTAAATTACAAGTAGATATAGAATCTGAATTTAACGAGCCAGTTTCTATTAATAATACTTTAAAAATAAGTGGAACCAATTCTGGAGCAGCCGTTGATAAAATAGCAATATCTACAGATGCTGATGGTACTATTGATTTTAAATCAATTGATGAAATTGGAGGAGTAGTTCCAATTGGAACAATAGTTTCAGTTGATCCTGCATTCTTTAATAGTTCTAATTTTAAATTAACAGAAACAAATGTTACGGCACCGTCGGATGCACCTATTGAAATCAGAGTAGGTTCTGGTATTAATAATTTTGCCGGCTGGTATTTATGTAATGGACAAACATGGAACAATGGATTAGATCCGGCTACAATCGGATACGTTGGATATCAAACAGAAGATTTAAATTCTTTTTCTTATAGTATTGATGAAAATCCAGCAACAATAGACCCAGATAGCCAAGGTGAAGTAAGCGTTACAAATAACAGTGTTCCGTTAATTGGAGGGGCTGATGTTACAATGGCAGCAACTTATAATGCTCCAAACTACAATATATCAGGAACGGTACAAACAACTAGTCAACCTATTTCTTCAGATAGCAATGGCACAACATTCATCTTAAAAAGATTACCTCAAATAATTTATTTAGGTGCTGAAGATTTATTCTGGCAAGACAAAGGAACTAATCAAGCTGCCCCAGTTTCAGTAACATATAGATTTACAGACGAAAATGAAGGAGCCGGCGGAATCCCAACGATTAACGAAGTAAAGAACGAATCTGAAGGATCTAGTTTTAGTTTTACAGTTTATATAGCAGCGGCATCGGGGTACCAGTGGGATAGTTTACCGACGTTTTCATCGACAACCCCTGTGGTTTCAAGTGTAGTAGCTACAAACCCTTCGGGATCATTTCCAGCTTCTAGTATAAATGTAACTGTTAACGTTAGCGCGCAGCCGCAAGGTGGAACTGTAACATTAACTTATAACTCATCAACGCATTCTAGCGCAATAATTGCACGTACAAATACGTATACAATTAACAACGCTACAACTAGTGCTTGGTCAATAACACCTACTTCAGTAACTGTAACAGATACACCGGGAGATACTGTTCAAGTAGGTTTATTTAAAATGTCCGCCCCATCAGATCAATACTTTGATAAAAGTAAAACACCAACATTACCATTTACGTTTAGAGGTTCGGGTACTATGCGAGGATCAGATGTTGGAATAGCGAACTACTCATATCGAGATATAGATGATTTTATAGTTACTCCAAGTGATAGCAGTAAGGCATATAAATTATGGTTAAATATTAGTGATACTGATTTTGCGGATGCAGGTTCAGTTCCAGGAGGAACTACTGATAATACTACTATTAATATTTCTGGATTTAAGCTTTTTGATAATGCACCGTATGTTGGATATACAACAACGTGGACCGGTGGAAATAATTCATGGAATTCTTCAGGTAATTATTCTCAACATTATTCTACAGTATCTAATAGAACTTGGAATATTGTAAATAATACAGAAGAAACTGTCAATATTAGATTAAGGGTAAGTGACGGATCCACATCAGGGCCTAGCTTGAATGCCGAAATAACTAATTTAAGTAGTAGCCAAAACCCTAAACCAACATTAACTGCCAACACTGGATCTACATCTTTAAATGGAGGAGGAAGCTCTACAAGTTATAGTACTAGTACATTTAGCATACCTGCTGGAAGTAATATTAATATTGAATGGGACTTATTAAGTGTACCAAATAATAACTGGTCAGCAGGCCTGCAGTATTACACTGGAACTAATCCTCCAATGAGTTTAAATCAAGAAATGTACTTAGGCGCTAAATTAGTTTAAAGATGATAAAAAATATATTAAATAATAAGACATTATTGCGATTCATAGGAATCGCTATTGTCGTTTTATTAGTTTTAAAACAATGTAATCAAATCTCAAATCTTAAAGAAGATTTACAAAATACAGAAAAGATTGCAGATAGAAATTTTAATAACTATAAAGCTGCTCAGGATTCTATTAAAATAGAACAGGGCAAGAATGGTCAATTAGTTTCTAGAATTGGTTCGTTTGAATATGATGTTGAAGTTTTAAAATCTGACAAGACTAATTTATTGAATAGATATAATAGAGTACTTAAAGAAAAAACAAAGCTTGAAAACATAAATACATTAATCTCAACTGATTTAACTATCAAAGATTCGATTTTAAATTCAAATGTTGCAGTTTCACAAGATAAAGATACTGTTACTTTTAATTTTAGTGAAAATAAAAATTGGGATAAATATAATTACAGAGAGTTTAGCGGAGAACTGAAACTAACTAAATTAGATTCAATGTTTACTGTTAAATCCTCTAGGTTTGATTTTAATCAAGGTATTAGTTTAACGACAGCAGTTGTTAGAGAAGAAGGAAGAGAAGTTTTAAGAATTACAACTCCTTACCCTGGTTTAAATTTTACCTCGATTGAAAATATTAATATTGTTAACGATAGATTAAATCAAAG